GTTGAGGATGGGCGATTGTCGGCGTTATAGGTGTCTTTGACCAAATTATCATTGACTGTTGAGGATGACGAGGTCTGCAAAATATCATCAACATCAAAATCAGCGATGGTGGCATTCTTTAACGCATTGAAATCGCTACCAAACTGGTTTTCAATGGTTTCGTAAAAGCGTTCCCGATCCTCTTTTGTGAGGTTTGTCAGTTTTAAGTCTCTAGCCTCGAGCGCTTCCGACAATAGGCGAGCTTGTTGCTCCACTACGGAGGATTCTGCGGCCTTGTAATTTGTTGGAAGTTTTTCGTACTGACCAGTTGAAAGCCAATGATTGTAAGGATCAACACTTGCATCTAACCCATTAATCTTTCGGTATTCATCAGGATTAAAGTTTGTATCCATAACCCCAACAAACGACTTTTTAACGCCGTTTTCTAGGACTTCAACTTCTTTGCCTAGTTCTAGGGCTAATTCTTTTATGCTTGCCTGTTCTTTTTGGAAATCAGCAACTAATTGTTCATGGGGTATTTTTAAAGCATTAATTTCTGCTTCGTACTTATCCAAGTCAGGTTTAAATACATTTTCATAGTCGCTATTTAAGGCATTGACATAGTTGTTGTAAGATTCAACGGCACTATTTGCCTTTGCTATTTCAGCATCAACTGTTGACCTTGCTACACTTGCATTGTTAGCGTTGTACTTTTTAACCAAATCATTGGCATATGCTGATTGTGACTCCATAGCCGTTTGAAGTCTTTTTTGCTCATCAATCCTGATAGTTAATTGATCTCTAATAATATTGTATTGATCGATTACTTCATTTTGTTTGGATTCATTTTCTGCAACTTGCGTTGCAACCGCCGCCATCCGTTCAGATGTTTGTTGGGTCTTGGTCGTTAATTCTTTTACTTTGCCAGTTGCCGCATCTCCAAGGGCTTTAGAGCCTGCGTTAAATAATTCTTTTTGAATAGCCGCATTAACATTTCCGCCTGTAAATGCCGACACGGAGGCCGCGGTCACAACATCGGCAAGAATGGCTTGCTGACTCTTTGAGAGCGTTCCGTTTGGATCTAGTGTCTTGATTGTGTTTGTTGCAAGTTGGGAGCTTACAATTGCTGAACGAATAACCGCCGCCCCAACATCACCCCCCGCAAGTTGAGTTTTAACTGCGGTTTCAATAATTTTTTGGGTGGTTGGAGATAAGTCCCGGAATCCATCAACCTGTCCCAATACGGCAGGAACGGCGGCATTTACCCCGCCTGTGATCATTGCCTTAACAGGGTCTTGTCCTGTAACAATTGCGGATGCGGCAGAGCCGGCCGCTGAGCCAGCAATATTTCCCGCAATCTGTGAGGCGGTTTGCATACCGGCTTCTTGGGCGGCAAGCATAGCGGCCTGTTGCGACCCTAAATTTGCGCCATAATTCATTGCCGTGGCCGCATTTGTTGTGTTGGCTGCAACCGCTTGACCAACCCGTGCTCCAGCTTCTTGAGCGACAACTGCAATTACGACTGCTTTGGCCACATCCTCAATATCACCGCCTTTAGCGGCAACATCCGCTCCTTCGATATAGGGAAGCAGCCAATACTGTTGAGTCGCTATGGCCGCAATCTGGGCGATTGTTTTTATTGGGTTATCGAGAGCCGCATCAATCATATCTCCGGCAAAGTCAACTACCGGATCGACAATTTCATCTCCGATCCATTCAACGGCATCTTCTACGGCATCACCGAGGTCTTCAACCTTATCTTCAACCCAACCCATTTGGTTCCTTTCCCCGCTTTTCCATTTCTCTGACTAAAGAACCAATTTCAATAATAAGTTTATATTTTCCTTTTGATGGATCATCATCGTTTGGCTCTAACATCATGTATGAGCCATACCCTTTTTTAATGACATCGTAAATAGTCTTGTCGTTTAAATATGTGTAAGCAACTTGTGCGCCGCGTGTTTTGTGAGCAGAAATTAAAAACTTCAAGACAATTGACAAAAATTCTTCAAACCCATTTGCCGTAATTGTGTGAAATTTAATTACTTGAAAGTCATCTTCAGGGACAAACAAAATAAGCGTGTTTCCCATTCTGAAGACTAACGATCCAGTATCTATCTGAACCTTGAAAGATGCCCTAGCAACTTCTAGAGGTATGCCTTTATCTTTATAGTTCTTTTCCCAATCGGTGCGTAGGATGTTATCTACGCTCATCGATCCAAACGCTTTACGATATGACTTCTCTTCTGTCATACCGTCACCCATTTGGAATCATCATAGTTATTGGGATGAAAGTTTAGAGAATAAATATCTTTTGCGGGAACAATAATCTTAGACACCATGAACCATGCCCATACACCCAAATCTTTCCATGTATTCAGTTTTGTTAAGGCTCGGTCTTGATACACATTTTTCAAGGTATACCCAATTAAAAATTTAAGCACATACGCCTGATTTGCTTTTGAGGCTTTTTTGAGGGCAGATTTTGAATATCCTAAATAATTCCATGCATCTATTGCTAGGCTTTTATGCCCAAGTTCTTCTTTAGAGTGCCATATGAATAGGTTGTAGTCCCGGCCTGAACGGTTTCCAAACTTATCTAACATGGCTCTAGAAATACAAGCGGCCATATGTTCTATTGAAACCATAGTTCCCAACCACACAGGCAAACTTGGCTTTTTATGAACAACCCTAGTTTTAACAAATTGCTTTTGTTCTTCTTTTTTTAAGTTATGACGGATATTGAAAGTCTCATGGGCTTTGGCGTGAGATAACTCTTCTTTTATGAACTGAAGCATTCTGACCTTTAACTCAGGGTCTTGAACGCTTGGCAAGTGGTGCTCAATAACCGCCGCAAAAGCCTTTTCCCAGGCCGGAAAAAGAATGCTTGTTGCGTTGCCAAAATGAGTCCAAACCGGAGAGTCAAAGCACCAATACTTCATGAGACCGCCCCTGGGTTCACCGAAGCCAATAAGGCCGCCGCCCAATCAAACCAATTCTCATAGTTATCGGTTGATGGGATTGCTTCGTTAGTAAAGATATCAATAGCCTTTAGGCCGTTGCCCCACAACTTCCAATCGGTGAGCTGGGTGGGTATTTCCAACTGCTGCGCCGTATATTGCTCGCACATCAAGGCCGCCCAAGACTCAAAGGTATGGAACCGTGGGTCATAGATTAGGGGTTGTCCAGACTGAGTTATTAGGCTCATGAATAACCTCGGACATCGCCAATATCTGCGTTCAGAATTACTCGACCAAGTTGATAGTTACCTCCGACCACATTGGAGGTGAACTTGAGCCTGAGCTCCCGGCGCTGCTCTTTCATATCGATCTTGCCGGTCGTTGGGTCAAAAAAGAACGGTGAGGAGTCTTGGTCAGCAATTTGGGCGTATGGCCTTCCGGTCACTACTAGGCTCATTTGGCCGTTTTGAACGAAATCCGGCTCCACCCGCTCAAGCCTGATCCAACGGTTTGCCCCTTCCATGGTTGGTTGCGATGGGCCGCCGGCCACCCAACCCAAGTCTGAAGTCTCAAAGTAAGACTCAATGGCGACCACATTTTGGCCGTTGATGGCATCCACTCCGACTTCGTGCTGATAGATATCAATCCGGTTTTCCGGAGTTTTAAAAGTTATATCCCCGGTCGCCGTGGCTACTGGAGGGTTAGACAAGGTAATGACAATCACCCAAAGGTTAGTCACCGGAACCGCAAACCCTGACCCCGTTCCACCAAGGTTTGTATTGCTCGCAGAGAGGGAGTCTCCGACCTCATATCCCGCCCCTGGATCAAATATTGTGACCGCGGTAACCCCACCCCCGGAAACCGTTATATTGGCCGTAGCGCCCGCTCCTGAGCCACCTGTAAGGGGTACATTTGTGTAGGCGGCATCAACATACCCAGACCCCGGAGTAATTGCTCCTATGGTCTCTATGCCGCTTGATTGGATGGCCGTAATCGTTGTGTTGTTAGGGATGTCAAGCCCCTCAACCACATCATTGACCCGAAGCGACCCGTAGTAGGTGTCGGTAGTCAGTTTATCCAAACCGTTTGTGTAGGAAAAAGAGGCGGTTAGGCGGGTTTCTTGTGGCAGGACATCCCAATCAGCTTGAATTGGGAAAGCGAACACTTGAGAGAAGTACCCCGCCGACCTTCTTGAGCCTATCGCCTCGCCAGCGTCATACCAAGTGTTTTCCCTAATGTTGTAAATAATTGCATCGTTACATTCGGTTGAGTTCCCGCGGGGGTAGAACCACCACACCTCACCGAATCGAGGAACTTTGGTCACCCATACCTTTTGCCTTTGGGAGTAATTCAAATTGTCAAAGAACCAGTTTTGGTTCATCTGATTAGGTATCTCTTTTACCACCCCGTTATAGAGCAAAAACCGATCCGTTCCGCACCAATAATAGACCCCATCGTACTCAATGGCGCATTGGGAGGAAAGAATTGAGGATTGAGAAGAGATGATGTCGTAACGCCAAAAGGTGGGCGGGGCAAAATTAGGGCTTCCAGCAACGCCTAAGGATTGGGGGTTATAGGACACCCTTACGAGGGAATCTAGAGACCAAAAAAGCCCTGATGGAGCGTTTGAGCCACCCCGAACCGGAAGTCCTTGAACAATCTTGCCCGTGGCCACATTGGTCTCATTGGCATCGGCAGACACCCAATCCTGAGCATTGCCGGCTGAGCAATTCCTGATCAGGCCGTTATTGCCATAAACAAAGACATAGGGGTGTAGGGATACCACGCCGCCTGAGACCGATACATTGTTATTGAAAGTGGCGGTTACGGTAGCTGATGCCGTGGCGTTATTAGACATTGTGACCGTTGTCCCTGAAACAGAGGCAACAGTCGTATTGGCCGGGATTCCGGTTCCCGTAATTGTTTGACCGGCTCCAATCAATATATTGGAGGCGGCCAAAGTCAGGGTTGGTAGTCCATTTGATGTTGTAACTGAGTCAGTAAAAACCCCTATTTGACTCATTGTTGTGCCATCAATATCTCCGATTAAAACCGGACTATTGGTTGTGTTGTCGATTGCCGCAAGGTTTTGACCTGGGTGGGCAAGTAGGGAGTTCACCCCCGCTCCGGCAACATCGTAGAAGCCATCAAACTGCCAAAGGTTGGTCGATGTGGCCGTAAAGTTAGAAAGGGTGAAATTGTTTACCCCGGCACCCACCCCGTTGTCATCGATGATGAGTTCTTGAAGCCCGCTTGAGTACCCGGAAAAAACATAGTTAAAACCGTTTTGGGGGTTGACCCAAATGCCTCTAGATGGCCCCAAAAGCTCATTGGCAATAACCCGATAACCCCCGACTTTACGGGGGCGGCCACGCTGGAACCTTACCCAACGGCCATCGTTGTAGTACTGCTTATCAAATACCGTACCATCCCGCTGGATACCGGCAAGAGTATCGAGGGCGAATACCTTTTGCGTCATTAGAATGTTCCGCCAAGTACACCGCCGCTAAATGTTCCGGTACCCGTGACAACGATCCCTGAGGAGGTTGCTCTAAATCTTTGGGTTCCCTGAACCGTAATTCCAAACTGCCCCGTAGCGGGTCTATAAATGCCCGTAGTAGGCTCTGAAGAAAAGGATAGGGATGGAGATCCAACCGTTCCATCCGTGATCGACAGGGTCACCGTACCGGCCAAAATGGTCGAAGCGTTTAAAAGATTGACTGAGTCGCAAAGCAAAATAACCTGTTGGCCAGCGGGAACAACCGCCGCCCCGGCTCCTGGCAAACCGGTGGTCAGGGTAATGTCAAAATTTGATGCCGTGCCATCGGTTTGGTTGGTTATGTAATAAACCTGAATGGTTTGAGGCACTTCAATCGTGACATTGCCGGTCAATGTGCCCGTGTACTTTTGGATCACATTGGAGGCTTCTGAGGGGGTCAAGGTGTAGGTTCCGGTCGTTACCGCCTTGGTAAGCTGGGTAAAGTTAAATTCTGCCCCCCTACCAATACCAATCGTGTAGAAAGTAGACCCGGAGCTAATTAAAAAGCATGAATCCGCCGGTTGAAGGTTTAGAGATGCATCTCCATCAACCAATTCACCGCCCGGAGGGGTCAGGGATAGGGTTCCCGTACCGCCATTTCGGATTATTGTGAACCAATTATCCCCAAGGGTAAGGGATGAAGTCAGGGTAAAAGTCCCCGTGCCCCCTGTCCAAACTAAGGTTTCCGCCCGATCCGTAGCAGTTACCGTGTAATTACTATTAATTGTGCTAACCGGATGGGACTGATTTAAGGTGTTGCCACTTGCTAAAAGGCCATATCCGGCAAGGGTGGAGGCATCCACATTAGATGTGCCGACACCAAAAGCAATGACACCCCAAGTTCCCGCCGTGTTGGGATTGGTCTCAATATAGATGTATTTGGCCTCTCCGGCGGCTATAGAAACGATGGTATTTCCATCGAAGTCAGCCACCGTAAAGGTATTTGCCCCCACATTTCGGATCAGGGCATCATTACCCACCGAAGCCTGATTAGCAGGCGGCATATCCAAGCGAAGTCCGGTCGTTGTGGCCGTAACCTCCATAATCCTAGCGGCGTAGTCATCGGTCGCGTTGCCGTTGATTGGCCACTCAAGCTGAAGGTTGGCGGACAGGGTTATCGCCCGATAGGCGACATCGGTCGGCTGAACCACATTACCGGTAAAAGGTGAGTTATAGCTCATTATGAATCCAATACGGTGGCTTGACGATCCGCAATCCGGATAAGGTCTTCAGTCTTCAAGACATTCACAATCTTGTCGTACTGACCCTGCCACATCGGAATGCGCTCATCGTTTTTAAGGAAAGGCATGGCCTGCAAAAGGCTCCCGTAAAGCATGGCTTGGGGAGCGTAAATCGTGAACCAATTGGTTTGGTTTGAGGAATCTAATGGTTGGAGGCGCTCATAATAGATAACCTCAAAGTTGTAGGCCAAAGCCGGGGTTGGGGCTACCAACCAATGGGTATAGTCATAGTCACAGTAGAACTTGGGGACATCCGTATCCGTGGGATCAGGCCAATATTCCCTCAGATACTCATATTTCCTTAGCAAAACTGGGCGGCGCTCTCCGGCCACGACCACATTCATAGACACGGTTTTGTGCCATCTAGCGGGCTTATCGATGACCGCCTGGGAAGCCACCATGGTGCTTTGCTGCACCGTAAGGTTGCCCAAGAACTTAATTTCGGCAGCCAAGACCTGTTCCGCGAGCATGATAAATGTCGGGATCTTGTCCAGGGTGGCCTGATCAGTTCTCTCCAAATAGGTGGATATATCGGCCACCAAGGAGTCATAGGTCATTACGGCGGCAACGGTCATTACCACTTCCCTTTCTTAGCCTTGGCTCCGGCCATATTGGCCACCAAAGAGGGGTACTTTGTGCCGGTCTTTTTAGCAAAAGCCTTGGCCGCCCGCTTTTGGTTAGGGCTAAGTTTTGATGGCTTTCCTAGCCCTTTGGGGCGCTCTTTTTCCCAAACTTCACTCATGAGAAGCTCCTTGTTCCGCTTTTGTCAATTATCAGGGCTTGTCCGCGAGGCTGCATCTCAGGTGCGTTTGGCACCGAAATATGAGTCCAAGAGTCAAACTCTAGAATAATCTGATCAAAGGCTACTTTGGAGGCCATGCAGGCTTCTACCACCTCCCGTGGTGTCATCCCCGGAACTCTGAGGTCAGCCGCACAGCCAAGCCGGTGCTGCGATGAATCTTTTGAACCGACCGCATCATTTACTGCTTTTGAGCGGTAGGCGCTACTGATCATCACGGCTTTGCCGCCTATCGCTTTTTTGACCTCTTGGAGGAGGCCGGCAAGGCGTTTGAGGTTTTCGATTTCAGCGCCATTAGGCGTGTTTTCAACGCCAAGGCGAACTGCCGTATCCGAGCGAGTAAGTTCTTCATAAGTAAAGTTCTCCGATAATTTATCAGTTGGGTTCATTTCTTTTCCAAAATCTCATCTAGTTGCTTGCTCTTCTCTTTGGAACCAGCCGACGAACCAAAGTAATAGGAGAGGATTTGGGTTACTGCCGCCGACAAAACGCCTAAGATGTAGATCAGGATGTCCTTGGCGGCCGGCTTGACCTCAATAAAGATCAAGATTGCAAAAAGGACAAACGACAGGGTAATAACCCCTAGGCTTAGGATTGAGTTGATGTTCTTGGTGATTGGGTGGACATCGGCTTTTGCCATCTCAGCCTCACGACCGCGAGCTGAGTCCCGGTCTTTGGCCTCAATCTCCATCCTTTTGACATCGGCCTCTAGGTGGGCTAACTCACCCTTTTGGGCTAGTTCTAAGAGTTTGGTTTGAGCTTCAGCTTTGGCCGCAGGGTCAGGCAGTACGCGGTCTAAGACCTTCTCGCCAATCTTCAGGATGGTATCTAAACCAATCATTTCTTACTCCTTGAAAGCATGGTTGCGGCAATATTAAGCATCGCCTTGGTTTGGTCTAAATCAGCGGGAGGGGTAGCCCAACCCACGGTGATCTGTCCTACAAACCTACTTGGCTCAGGCGGGACACTAATCCTGCACCCAAACCGCATACCCTTCTCGATGTACCACAGTCCAATCTCTGACTGCGCCGCCTTGTATTCCCCGCAAGGTACGGTGCCAGCCATGAGCGACACTACGTCCTGATTGTTGGTTTGGTTAGCCGTAAAGAGTCCAACGTCTAGCCCGTCGTTAGTCTTGTCCCTGCCTTCCTTGGTATACGCCCGATACTGCACCCGAGTTCCAAGCAGGGGGTTTACCTTAAACACTGCCACGGTAGTCGCACCCGTGGTCTTAAATAAGTGGGCTACGGCATCCTCAACCCTGTCCTCTACAATGTCCGGCAACTTCTGATGTTCTTTATAGGTGCCTACTATCAAGTCCTGATGCGACCACAAGAAGTACCCACCAAAGGCCAAGACTGCCATTAGGATCAAGGCAAACAACTTAAACGGCGAGTCAACATACGCCAGCACCTTTGATAGCGTGTCATTAGCGTTTAGTTTCTCAGTCACCATGCCCCCGTTGCTTTAAGAATCCCGTAAAACACCGCCGCAACCGTAAAGATGATTATCCAAATCAAACGCTCTTCATGCCTTGCCCGTTGAAACTCATAGTCAAGCATCTTTCTTTCCTTACGCATTTGGCTAATTAAAGCCTTAACCTCCGTTACCGCAAGCTTGCCAAACTCCCGCTCCATGTCATCGTACATACCCTCTTCGGCTGCACGGATCTTTCTGACTTCACGGTACTCCTTGGCGGCATCAACAAAAACTAAATCACCGCGCCTTTGTAACTGCAACTGCTTCTTTTTCCACGCAATCCTAGCCTTGGCTTCCTCATCGAGAAAGTTGCTAACTTCTTTGCCGGTCTCCTTGATCTCTCGACCAACTTTGATTGCTTCGTTGATACTCCCAAGGGCGGCTCTTGCGGATGCCGCCGGATCGGTAGGGTCCGGTAAGTTCGACATGAGCAAGCTCCGTAGACATTTTTACAGACCAAATAACTTCTTAATAAACTCAGCGGCAACGCCAGGGCCAAATAAAACCGCCAAAATCGTTGCGTAAAGCAGATATTCGATTTTGCTCATTCGCTTGTCCCCATCTTTTAATTGATGGGAAATATGCTCATATCTCTGAGCACAAACGGCTTCATGAACGGCCAATCGAGTTTCCACAGACTCCTCCATTTTTATTTATTTCCAACGCTTTCAGCCATAGCCATGATTTCGTCGATGGTGTTGGAGACTTGCCATGTGTTGCCATGCACACCGAAGATAAACACGACATCTTCACCGGCCTCGTTCGTGCCCTCAAAGAAGGAAAGAACCAACTCGGTGTTGATGATTAGGCTCTTTTCCTTGTGCTCTTGGTGAGCATTGTTTAGTTTAAGCAGCATCAGGAACCTCTACCCAAGAAGTCGTAGCCTCGTCCCATGAGTAGAACTTGCCGTCAGTTGGGTAAGCAACCGGGGCATCCCACAGGCAGGTTGTCTCATTGAGCAACCAAGAAGCGTATGGCTTGGGCGGAATGAAAGCGTTGCGAGCAGCATCAAAGGTATAACCCAGACCGGCGTAGTTCTTACGCATGGCCTTAGATTGATCCGCTGACGGTGTGCCATCTGCTTGGTAGTGAACCCCACCACGAGTGTTGTATGAGGTCTGCTTGTAGGTGTCCCCAGTCCGCAAGGACAGTTCTACCTCTTTGCCTTCGTCCTCATCACGACCCACCGTGACAAAGATTACGACATTGTTTGCATCTAATTTGGCAAAGTGCGCCATTTGATTCTCCTTATGAAAAAGTTACAGTCTCAGATGTTGTTGACGTAGCGGTTACCGTGTAGATCTTAAACCCAGATACAGCGGTAGAAAGGCTCGATGTCACGCCTCCTGAGAAGGTAGCAGTACGGGTATCTGGAATTTTAATGATGACTATCCCAGAACCACCTTGACCTCCGTTAAATGTTCCAGCACCAGCAGCCGAACCACCGCCACCGCCACCGCCCGTGTTGATAGTTCCAGCAGTTCCGTTCTGAGATCCGCTGCCGCCAGCACCACCACCAGCAGTTGCAGTTCCTCCGCTACCAAAGGGATTACCTCCACCGCCACCACCTGCCCTTGCAACTGATGTTCCAGTTATGGAAGAACTTACACCGCTTCCGCCATTTTGGAATCCACCAACACTACCGGCTCCGCCGCCACCACCACCTTGGTTGCTAGTACCAGCGGCGCCTGCGTAACCTTGATTGGCTGTACCTGCGGTGTTTGATGCATTGAAATCACCACCGCCACCAGAGCCACCAGAACCGTACGAGCCGCCGCCAGTGGAAGTGACGGTCGATAGAACAGAGTTGCTGCCACCAGTGTCTGTTGCCCCGCCAGCGCCCACCCTAACGGAGTATGCGGTTCCCGCAATCAAACTGAGGGAAGATTCTGCGGCCGCGCCGCCGCCGCTAGTTCCAGCAGAAGTCCGGTAGCCGCCAGCACCGCCAGCACCCATACCAAGAGAGGTACCGCCCGATGCTATAGCTCGACCGCCAGCACCTCCAGCAATAACCAAGAAGTCAACAGTAAACGCTCTTGCAAACGTCACAGTCTCACTTGTCGTGCTGGTCGCAGTCACAGAGTAGATATTGTAACCAGACACAGAAGTAGACAGCGAAGATGTGACTCCGCCTGAGAACGTTGCTACAAAGGTATCGGGGATCTTGATAATGACAATGCCAGAGCCGCCAGAACCACCTTGGAAGAAGTTAGCTCCATCACCGCCAGCGCCTCCACCGCCGCCGCCTGTGTTTACCGTTCCGTTTGTGGCAACGGTTGTGCCATTTAATCCACCGTTACCACCACCGCCGGTACCACCTAAACCTCTTGTGCCGCCAAGATTTGCTTGATGACCGCCACCACCACCGCCACCTCTAGTGACAGATGAGCCAGTAATCGTAGAAGCAACACCATTTCCACCATTACCAGCAACAGATGCCGTTCCATTTACACCAACAGCAGAAGCCCCGCCGCCGCCACCAGCACCATAGTTTGTTCCGTTACCTCCGTTAAAACCCTGATTTGCCGTGCCAGAGCCGCCCGTTGAGCCATTTGAACCAGTAGCACCACCACCAGAACCGCCATTTTGTGTACCACCTGTTGAGGTTCCACCGCCAGTAGAAGTAATAGAAGATAAAACCGAATTATTTCCGGCTGTTTGTCCTGATCCACTTCCAGCGGGCGTTCCATTTCCTCCTGCACCAACAGTTACCGTATACGCCGTGCCAACTGCAAGTGCCAATGCAGTTTCAGCAGACGCTCCACCGCCGCTAGTACCAGCAGAGGTGCGATAACCACCAGCACCGCCACCTCCCCCACGCACATTTCCGCCACCACCGCCACCCGCTATAACTAAGAAGTCGGCAAAGAGAGAAGGTGCTGCAGGCCATGTACCGGCTTTTTGGTATTGCAATGCTTGGTCGATTGTCCACACTCCGGGCGCAGTTCCAGAGATCCCCCCAGTTGGAGTCACCGGGGTTTTGGTAATTAGTCCGCCGACATACCGTGTAGACATCTTTATTCCTTAACTAAAAGTTACTGTTTCGCTTGTTGTGGATGTAGCGGTCACGGTGTAAATCTTAAATCCTGATACCGCAGTCGATAGCGAGGATGTAACACCGCCTGAGAAGGTAGCGGTTACGCTAGCGGGAACCTTGATGATTACTAAGCCAGAGCCGCCAGAACCTCCATTACCGCCTCCACCTCCACCACCACCCGTGTTAGCGGTTCCAGCAACACCATTTCCATTTGATCCAGCACCACCTCCACCTGACGCAGTACCACCAGTATTAGTAAAGCCGCCTCCACCTCCACCACCACGGGTTACGGAAGAGCCTGTAATGGTTGATGCAACGCCAGCGCCACCAGCGCCACCATCATTTCCACTTCCAGATCCACCAGCCCCACCAGCGCCCCCACCTCCACCAGCACCGTAAATTCCTAAACCAACCCCACTACCACCAGCATAGCCTTGGTTAGCAGTTCCAGCACCACCAGCACCACTATAGTAAGCAATACCACCGCCTCCCGAACCGCCAGTAGCACCATTAGGACTTGCTCCGGTTGGCCCGCCACCACCACGGCCACCTCCGGTAGAAGTAATTGTGGAAAACACAGAATTGTTACCGCTATTACCAGCCGCACCTGTAACCGCTGCGCCTCCAGCACCTACTGTAATGACTTGTGCAATACCTGTAGTTAAATTCAGTTGAGATTCAGCAGATGCACCGCCACCACTTGTGCCAGCACTTGTTCTATAACCACCGGCACCTCCACCGCCCCCTCGACCACCATCACCACCGCCAGCGCCACCCCCTGCGATAACTAAGAAGTCAGCAGTAAATTTTCTTTGGAATGTCACAGTCTCACTTGTCGTGGATGTCGCAGTCACAGAGTAGATGTTGAATCCACCAGAAGTAGACAGAGATGAAGTTACGCCACCAGAGAAAGTTGCAGTTACGTTGTCAGGTACTTTGATAATGACAATGCCAGAGCCGCCGTTGCCACCAGCAGCACCATTTGCATTGACCGAACCAGCACCGCCACCACCACCACCCGTGTTGGTAGTTCCAGCAGTTCCGGCAGAACCCGGATTTCCACCAGCACCGCCGCCTCCAGTACCGCCCGCACCTCCTACTGGGGTTGAACCCACTCCGGTGTAGTTTCCACCACCCCCACCGCCAGCACGGGTTACGCTAGAACCTGTAATGCTAGATGCAGTTCCATTACCACCAACACCAGCCGCCGCAGCAGAACCAGTTAATACTGAACCTCCAACGGCTCCAGCACCGCCTCCACCACTACCCGGAACATTGTTAGCGTTGTATCCACCACCGCCGTTATTACCTTGACTTGGGCTTGTAGATGGAGTGTTGCCAGAACCGCCGGTTACAAAACTTGCACTTAAAGAACTTATTCCACCGCCAGAACCACCGGCAATACCATTTAAATTTGATTGAGCATATCTACCACCACCGCCACCTGCAGAAGTGATAGAAGAAAATACTGAGTTAGAGCCACTTGACCCATCGTTATTACCGCTAGCGCCGCCTCCTCCACCAGCGCCAACAGTAACGGTATATGCAGTTCCAAAAGCAATAGATAGAGAAGTGCTTGACCTGTATCCACCAGCACCACCACCGCCTGCGCCACCGGAATTAGTCAAAGCGCCACCACCGCCTGCACCACCAGCAACAACAAGCACTTCAGTAATAGGTGCGCCAGCAAGGAAAGTAACAGTCTCGCTAGTAGTAGATGTAGCCGTTACTGTGTATACGTTGTATCCAGCAACCGCAGTAGATAAAGTTGAAGTTACACCAGATGAGAATGAGGCATAGTGCGTAGATGGGATTTTGATGATAACGACACCGGAGCCACCAGCGCCGCCAGTAACAACTCCAGCGCTAGTTGCTCCACCAGCGCCGCCTCCACCGCCACCGAAGTTAGCAGTTCCGGCAGTTGCCGTCCCACCGCTATTTGCACCTGCTCCACCCCCGCCTGTTGCGGTGCCACCACGACCACCACCACCTCCACCAGCCCTAGTAACACTAGAACCAGTAATTGTTGACGCAACACCTGAACCACCAGCGCCGCCAGTATTTGTTCCATTTCCAGAAGCGTTTGCGCCTACTCCACCAGCGCCACCACCTCCCCCGCCAGAGCCATCGTTTGGTGTTCCGGCAGAGTAAAACCCGTTTCCACCCGCATAACCTTGATTGGCGGTTCCAGTTCCACCATTAAATTGTGCGCCATTGTCACCACCAGCACCGCCGCCAGACCCTCCATTAGCACCCTGACATACATTATTACCTCCACCGCCACCACCACCAGATGAAGTAATGCTTGCAAATACCGAGTTATTACCCGTCCCGCCTTGAGCGCTAGTAGCGGAAGCACCAGCACCGACAGTTACCGTGTAGGCAGTACCAACAGAAAGAGTTAAAGCAGTTTCAGCAGAACCTCCACCACCGGAAGTGCCAGCAGAAGTTCTGTATCCACCTGCTCCACCACCGCCGTTTCCACGACCAACCGATGGGCCGGGGCCAATGTTATCAGAGCCACCCCCACCACCACCCGCTACAACAAGAAAATCCGTAACAATTGGATTCACAACAGGCCATTGACTAGCGCCCTGTGCTTGGAGTTGCTGTTGCAATGTCCAAACGCCCGTAGCCGCTGACTGCGAGGTTGTAGGTGGTGTAGCGGAGATTACTCCGCCTTTGTAGCGAAGGCTCATTATGTAACCCTTACGAGTTTATTTCTTCCCAACTTGCTGTCACTACAATGTCATTTGCCGCACCTGCCGTTGCACCGATGGATTGATTCTCAAGCAGATAGAACGATGTCGTTTTGTCTGTAATGATTAGCGTGGCATCAGCCGGAACTGAGATGGTCGAAGCGATTGGATACGCTGTTCCACCCAAAGCCGCTTGGCTGTAGATGCTGATCGTAATATCAGCCGCAGATGTACCATCCACGTTAGCCGCAACAATCGAGTTGATCTTGAAGACCTTCCCGCTTGCAGCAGCATTACTGACTAACGATGTTGCGCTAGTTGTTGAGAGAGCCGTCTGTGACGAATTACCGTAGATCGTCGTGACGTTAACAATATTTGGGTTTGCCATTTCCTACTCCTTAGAAGCCAAAGATCATCGCCATCGCGATTGATTTACCAGTTGAAATACCGGTGGGGGTTGTGAAAGAAAGCGTTCCTGATCCATTAGTCTGAAGCACCTGACCGTTTGTCCCATCTGCTGAAGGTAAAGTCCAAGTCACATTTGAAGCAATTGTTGATGCACCTTGGAAAGCCACCCAATTTGATGAATCGGCATCAGCAAATCGGACATCACCTTGAGCATTCATGGTTAGATTGCCGGTAATTGCCTGATCTTGAGTGAATGTTTGGGCGATCCCTAGTCCGGCCACCGTGGTGCTCGTCGCCGGGAAGGTCATTACCGTGGAGTCTGTGCCGGACAAAGTCAGCGATGCGTTTACCGTCAGGGTTTTGGCATCTATGCCCGCTAAAGTCAGGGTGGAGTTAGCGGTTAAGGTCTTTCCATCTGCAATCGTTAAGGTAGATCCACTTGCCGGAGCGGTAATCGTTACCTTGTTATAAGTTCCACCCGTGATGTTTCCTGTGGTATCGGCAATGGTTACCGCTGAGTTTTGAATCAGCTTTCCCGTTGTGCCATCAAATCTAACCACCGCATCATCGGTTGCCGAACCGGGGCCAATTACATCGCCACCGCTACTGCTAGACCAAGAGAGAGCCCCTGACCCATCGGTCGTCAATACTTGCCCTGGGTTCCCATCATCCGATGGCATGGTCAAGGTGTAGCTCGAGGCAAGAGTAGTTGGGGACTGTAAAGCCACATACTCTCCGCCTGAACTATCTTGGAGCCTTAAATCACCTTGAGCGGTAATATCGACCTGAGTAAATACACCCGTGGTGGGAGTTGTTGCCCCAACAGAGCCGTTTAATGGCCCTGAAAAGCCCGTGGCGGTAATAATGCCGGCAGAAATAGTTACCCCAGAATTGTTCTGAATTAACTTTCCGGTGGTTCCATCAAAAGTTGGAATAGCGTTTGCCGTAGCCGATGCGGGACCTACTACATCTCCGGCAGAACCAGCCTTGGTGGCGATAATCTGAACCGCCCCAAGATTGTCCTCATAATAGAGTTTTCCATCGGTAATATTGATCGCTAATTCGCCTGGGACAAGATTGGCGGCGGTAGGCGCGGTCGCTGCCGTGGTGCTGTAATAAAGCGAAATAGGTGTAAATCCGGCTTGTGCCATTTAGAAAGTACCTCCAAAAATACCGGTCGTAGCAACTACGGTGCCCGCCGTTAAAGTGTTAGTAGAAGGATTGTAGGTAAGATCTGAATCTACCTCTACCGCCTGATTGCCTGTTGTTGCATCTACAAAAGCGGGGTAAAAAGTTGCATTTACGCTTGTTGCTGTTATGGCCACATTTGAAGCGTTTGTGGCTGAACCTACTGACAAAGTAGACTGAGCCACATACCCTGGAGCGGTTCCATTTGAGGCTAAAACAAATCCGTTTGAACCGACCGCCAATCGATCTAAAGTCGTAGAGGTATTGGCAAATATCAGGTCTCCGGTTGCGTATCCGGTAATTCCTGTACCCCCTAAAGTCGCTAAAACGGGGCTTGTAAGGCTAAATATTGTCCCCGTTAAGGTCAGACCTGTGCCAGCAGAATAGACCTGAGAGGCTGAGAACTGGGTAAAGGTGAGATTGGTCGTTCCAAGAATTATTGGGTTATTGGTGGTCAATACATAAGACTCGCCAGCTCCCGTTAAACCCTCTTGAACGAAGAAGTAGTCCCCTTGACCCATACCGGTCGTGCTATCGGGCTTATATTGATTTTCATTGGTCGCTCGAGTCAGAACCCAAGGCGTTCCACCTGGGTCGGGGGTTCCAACCGTAGTGACCGTATAGACCCCGTTATGGGCAGCGTTGGCTTGGTTGTAAACCAATACCCTATTAGTGGATGAAAGGCTCACCCCATCAATTTGGATAGCCGCATTAGTTCCGGCATTTGTAAGGGTTGCCCCAACGCCGGCATTTACGGTTCCCGTGATCGTTAAACCGGTGCCGTTAGTAAAGGTTGTAATTTCAGGCCCGTTATAGGACAACGACAGGGTTACTTGGTTGGCTGCCGGAGCTGAGTAAACATAGTAGGCGGTGCCCGAAACGATGCCGTTTGCCGTGACTGAGAAGACAATCTGATCGTTGACCGCAAGGCTTGGGGAGGTTGCAAATGTCAGGGTTGTTCCACCGGTAATGTCCGTTGCCGTAACGGCAGTCCCGCCTGGGGTATAGGTGGCATTTAAAGCGGTTGGAGTTTCTACCCGAACCGGGGTGTGAATCGTAATTCCTGAGGAAACGGCATCATCAACATACTGTTTTGTGGCCAACTGTAGAGCCGATGAGGGAGGCTGCGTTACCGTGACTGAGGTCAGACCGGCAAGGGTTGTCGCCGTGCCACCAAGGCTGATTGCGGTGCCTCCTATGGTAATTGCGCTATTTTGCAAAGCACCATTTGGAATGCTCGTAAAGTTAGTACCGGTAAGACTAGGAGCGGTTGAATAGGATGGCGTTGTACCCCCTACTAGAACCCCGGAGGAGGTAGCTAGCATTGAAGTGGCACCGGAGCCTGTTTGGTAAGGAATTGATCCTGCGGCTCCACCGGCAAGGTTTGTGGCCGTGGCGGCGGTTGTTGCCGTGGCGGCATTGCCTGTGGTGTTTTGGTTCAGGGTTGGAACATCGGCGGCAACTATTGCCCTAAATGATGGGGTTCCGGATGTGCCATCCGGTGCAGCCAAGAATGCATTGGCGCTTTGAGAATTCCAACTAGCCGTTAAGGTGCCCGCCGCTATTACAGGAGAATTGGTGACCGTAAAGTCTCCTGGCATTGCAAGACCAACCGATGTTACCGTTCCGGCACCGGCAACTGCACCCCACTCAAAAGTCGTTCCATTCCACTTTAAGAAGGTGTCTGCAAGGGATGGGGCGGTTATAAATCCGGTTATATCAGGCGCGGTCTGATAGACCACTTGATTCGCTAGTCCGCCATCGACCGCGCCACTACTAATATTTCTCCAAGAACCAGACTGATAGCCTTGTAGGCGACTTGTGTCTGTGTTGTACCGAATTTGACCACCAGAGCCCGCCGGTAATTGGGCATTAGTTCCTGATGGAATTGTGAGCGAACCGGTTCCTGGGAGGATTGGGTTGGATGGAATTGAAATAGTTGGGTTTCCAGGACCCGCTCCACTTGCCACATCGATTTGGTTGGCGGTTCCGGTAATGGTCAAAGAAGTGACCGAAGACCCGCTGACCAACGCCAAAATGCCTGATCCAACCAAATTATTAATGGTCGAAACCGCTCCGGTCATTGTTATGGTTGGGTTGCCCGCCGTTCCATTGGCATTAGTGATCGAAAGGCTAGACCCGGAAACCGCGATAGAACGGTTTGTAATCGTTCCTGCGTTCTTGACGATAATCCCGTTGCCGGCAGATTCCAAAGACCCTGAGGCACCATTTAAAGTGATTTGAAGGGTGCTTTGAGCTCCCCCATCAACTAAGCCTATACCCAAGCCACCCGACAAAGCCCTTGAATTAGTTAAAAGGGGCTCTTGGTTTAAGGTGATAAAGGTCTCTGTAAGGGGTGGAGAGGTTGCAATTGCCCCTGTGGTCGTTTGTACGGTTTGCCCGTTTTGAACGATAGGAACCGCCTCAGTACCGGTTATGGGGCCTGCGGCGGGAAGCTGGGTAATAGTGACTTGGGCTGAGGGCATTATTCGCTCGGGCTAATTACATCTAGGTTTCCATTGGTTTCCGGGTTGTCGTTATTGCCTTGGGTAGAGATCAAAAACTGCCCATAACCGCCTGTTTGGAGCGCAGGCTGCACATTGGCAACGCTTACATCCGGTCTCGGGAAGCGAAGATTAATCCTCTCCGTCTTCCTTGCGGGTAATCTATAAGGGTCAAACTGATCCTTGCAACCCTCGTCACAGACCCGAAGGCCAGGGAAGTTTGGATCTGGCCCCATATCCACATAGGCTCGCTTCATTTTGCATCGATCACAGATGGCAATCGCTACTGATGAGAGCCCACGGGTGTCTAAAAAGCGAGGCATTATCTTGTATACACCGAAATATTGGGGGCGTAGTAGATAGGCGACTTATCCCGCTCTTCTTGCTCAGCCTCATAAATGTACTGATCGGCCATCTTTTCTAGGTAACCAATCCGGTCTGGAGCCACATTGGGCAACTCCAAAGCCATCCGGTGGGCAAGCATAAAGACCGTGGCCTCATACCACCTTTGGGGCACTTCAAGCTCATTAGTAAGAGCGCCCACATCCATGATCTGCCGGGAATACCACACCGTCATCTGAATAAAGGGGTCAGAGGGCACCGGCCATAGGTACATGGTCGGCTGAGGAATCGTGCGGTCAAACCAATATTGATAGGGCTGATTGGCCGTAAAGTTTTGATTTGGGAGGTTTGTGTAGTCATCCCGGTTCAGTCGAGCCATTTGGATTAGGCGGGCATTGTTTCCTACATACCATTCCCGGAGGGCTAGGGTCGTGCCGCTGTAGGCTCTGATCCGGTAGTACTCCACATTTTGGCCGGGATCGACATCAGTCCAAATCCACTCATTGTCGGTAACCGCTACTTGCCCCAAGTCCTCAAGCGTGTTCCAGGTACTTCCGTCAACCGAATACTCAAAAATGATAGACCAAACAGAACTACCACCGCCTGCAATGTAAGGCAGAAAACCAATGGAGCCAGCATAAATTGGGTTATCGGTTCCAAAGGAGACTGAGATGTTTCCGTTGGCCGTGGTTTGCTGACAATAAGTGTCAATATCGGAGTCTGCGACGAAGCCAACGGTACCTCCTGCGCTAGTGGCGTAGTTCCCAACAGGGCGGTTCATAGTGCGGTAAAGCACATTCAAGGCATCTACCGCGCCTATTGGCAGAGAATAAATGTACTGATTGGCTTTTAGGCCGAAGACCTTTTTGCTGATTGCCCAATAGTTGATGCCCTTATTCGCCAAGGCAGATAGGGCAAAAAACAGAGACTCTCGAGCAGAGACAATCTGCTCAGAAGTGAGCTCTTCAGCGAGCTTTCCGCATCTCCGTGCTCCATGGTCGATCATTGTTTGAACATTGATGACCGTGGTTCCTACGGTTCCTGAATAGGCCATTTACCACCCCGGACAGTTCCAACGCTTCATAGATGCGCGGGAACGACTTCCCCGCTCGCTTTTTTCTGCAATTGCCCCCATCCGGGCGCAGAACGAATTTCTCCGACTGCCACCTTGAGGTTGAGGAGCTTTAAGGTTGCTCCCGGTTTCCCGGTTGTACTTAGCCCTACCTTTTGCGGTCAATCCTGCGCCTTGAGATACAGACAACTTCTCACCCCGGCCAACAGAAAGGTTTACATCTCCGCCTTTTTTCATCTCACTAGGCAACTTTGAGTAAGACTTTTTGCCAACATTTGACTCCGTAAACTCTGCGGCTACAGATGGCTTGATTCCAACCTTTTTAGCAAACTTTGGGTTGTACTCAGCGGCCTTCATGAGCCTGTATTGAGCTTTTGATTTGGCTGGCATTTAGGCTACCTGCTGAACGCTAACGATAATTGATGGAATCGCTGGATAGGCGGGCGTTACCGATGCCGGCAAATTCTCAAGAGTTACTTGAGTTGATGATGGCAACCAAAAGATTTGGACATAATCAGAAGAATTTAAGTCTAAAAATATGTTCCATGCGGCAACCGCGTAACCAAAAATACTTGCCGATTTTCTTGCCGGAACAGTAACTATTGTTGCAGAGTTGGCAAGATCACTACCATTAACCTTGAACCAAACAACTACTTCATGCTGAGCGTTATCAACATTCTTTAGTTGAGCGCTGAATTGAAGGTCGTAAATACCTGTATTTGGAACAGTAATTTCAGAATTATTTACAAGTGTTATTCCATCTGCTACATCTTGAGTGTTGTAAGTTATAACTGTTCCGGCAGATATATTTCCTGTCTGATCGGTGCTATCACTCCATGCTCCGTAAGCTCTATTGTATGAGTCAATATCAGCAACAGTAGTTTTTTTATTATCTCCGCCTTGAACAATTGGAACTAATTCAGCACCGGTAAGCGGCAGAGTTGCCGCGGTCATTGCTGAGATTTTGGTATCTGCCATTTAAGACTCCAATTCAATCTTGTCGCTATTTTCTTGCAATACATATCCTGAACTTTCCATCAGGATATAAAATGGCCCCGCAGCAACAGGTCCGCGGACAATTACAGATTGACCGCCAACATCATTACCATATCCATTGTGAGCATCGGCTACCACATCTGAGGCAAGACCGGGGTAAGTGTTTGCAAAATTTGCTACCCCTTCAAAGCCGACGCCGCCATGAGACATTACGCAATACCTGCCTGAATCAGTTTCAGGGTCACGGTTCCCGTGCCTGAGTTCATGGTGATACGGATTGCCGTTACGGGGAAAGCGTAGTTTCCATCAGCGTTTGCAATCTGAGCGGCTACCGTGGGGTGATTGAACCAATCTGTAAACCCAACGGCGGGGTCATCAAAACTGTGCTGAACGGTAAAGTCTACGGTTCCGGTCTTTACCACTCCAAACCCAACATTGAAAGGAGTGGCGTTTAAATTCATTACGATTGGAGCGCTTGATCCGGTTCCTGTTTGGCTTACGGTTTGTAGTTTCATGTGTTGTTCCTTAAAAAGCAGGGGCCGAAGCCCCCACCTTGTTTAGCACTTACCGCCGCGCCGCATTGCTTTTCCGTACTTGCTGTAAATCTCTACATCTTTTGATTTAGCAGCCTTCATTGCAGGGGCGTTTTCCTTATCAAACATCTTGGTTAAACGCTTTTCTGCGGGGGTCATTACTGCACCGCCCTTTTTGAAGGTTCCGGAAAGCTGGTTGATGCTTACGGGTGTAGATGGTTTTTTATGACCCTGTGGCATTGATTCTGCCTTTCCGGAGTCATTTACCGCCCCACCCTTAGCATACTTTTTTGCGGCACCACCTTTCTTGTAGCCACCGCCATTGCCAAGTTTTACACCACCTGTTTTGGCAGGCGAATGATCCGGGGAAGTGGTATCCATCTTGGTGTTCTTGTACTTCTCAGCGCCCTTTTCAGAGGCCGAAACACCGATGACTCCACCTTTAGCGTAGCAATCTACTTTGCCACCCTTTTTGTAGCCACCCTGACCATTTACTACGCCACCGGTTTTGTAACCGCCTTGGCCTTTAACAACACCGCCGGTTTTAAGACCTTTGTGAGCCTTGGAGGCGGGCATAGACTTATGCTCCTTTAACTCCTTGGCGGTCTTCATCTCTTTGGCGTGTTCGGCTTTGGTTTCGCCACCTTTTTTCATCACTTGGGCGGCCGAACCTACGGGAGCAGCGGGAGCTGCACCTGCGGGCATGGCTCGCATCATGCGACGACGAGCGGCTAAAGAAGGGCGCATTGGGGATTTGCCAGGCATAGCGCCGCCACTAGCAGGCATCGACGCGGGCATTGCTGCCGGAGCCGGTGTTGCCGTGGGGGCTAGAGCGCCACCCATTTGCATCTTCTTTTCTACTTTGCCACCTTTTTTGAGCTTTAACTCAACGGTAGGCTCCGTAGTCATCATTTTGACCATCGGTTTAAATTGACCCATGATGATCTCCTTAAACCTTCTGGGCGTATATTACGGTCAGGCGGAAAGTGCCTTGCGTAGCAACGGTGCCATCTGGATCAATTGTCAAAACAACGCTTTGGTTCGTACCAATGTCCGACATCGAAGTCAGTTGGGCAGCGGTATAAGCCAACGCAGTTCTTCCCACCAAGGTGACATCGGTAGCAGACAGGTATTGTGTACCTGCGGCCGCCGTGCCGATGGTTGCATCAACTTTTGTCGCCGTTCCAAAAGAAGGAACCGTAACCATATCGATGATGAAATCGATAATTTGTGAAGATGCCGGAAGAGTAAGTGTTGCTGATACAGCAGTTCCTGCCGCAACCGTCGTGGCCGTAGTGGTTTGCGATACGACTACAAAGCCACCATCAACCGTGTCGGTCAGAGTTCCCGAACCCGTTCTTAAAGTACTACCAATGTAGGTTTGTGCCATTGTCTTTCTCCTTTAAGGAGAGGAAGCCGAAGCTTCCCCTGTAGGTTTAGACGCCGGGAGTACCGTACATTGCACGGGGGTCGGTGAAGCCAACATCGTAACGCTCGGTGGCTTTGTACCGCATTGTGTCGGTCTCAAAGTCGCCTTCCATGGTCTTTTCAAGGCCACGGCGCATCATCAGCTTCATACCTTCCGGTGCATCGGTCTGTACCCACCATGCAGTCGCAGAGGTCAAACGCGACAGAACGGCAGCACCCTCATCGAGCAGTCCAATGGACTTGATGGGGTTGATGTCGTTGTTAGCGTTGCCTGAACGAAGCACGGACTTAAGCAGAACTTCAGCTTGGAAGACATTGCCTGGAGCCACAACCAATTGGCGTGGAACCAAACGAATCTTCTTGCCGTTGTTGTCAACCGCTTGGCGGATCTGAATAAGCATCTGCTCAAGGGAGGTCTGCGACAAGTTAGCAGCAGTTGTCAGGAGGTTGCTAAATGTCCCGTTTACGATGGGGTGCGAAGCGGAGTTCAATTGAACGCCATCACCACCAGGGTAAGAGGAGTTAAATGCACGATTCAGCACGTTAGCGCTGAGCGTTTCCTTGGTCTCAATCAAAGACTGAGCAAGGTGACGCGCATACACTTGGCCGATACGGATATGGTCGCCATCCTCAACAAGAACTTTGGTCAAGGCGAAGGCTAGGCCATACACCGAGTACACATAGCGCTTGAGGAAGAGTACGCCACCCTGCTGATAGGTAACCGGAGTTCCATCAGGCAGTTGGGGCGCGGCACCAAATCCATAAAGGACTGGCTCTTCGTGATAGTTACGGGGAATACCTTGTTGCTCACGGAAAACTCGTGACCACTCATCGGTACGCTGGTCATAGACTCCATCGAAGCATTCGTTAAGGATTGGCTCAACTATGCTTCTAAAGTCGGTACTACGCATCGGGGCTGCCATGTTCTATGCCCTCCTTAGATCGCGTTAACAGTACCTGCGTACTGATGTTCGCTAATTTGAACTCGTACAATTGTGTACGCATCTCCCCACGCATTATCTGGGTAGGGGGCTAAGTCGATAACACGACATTGTTTGGCTGCGCCAGAACCTGCTGCCGTTGTGCCTAAAGTGGCTTGCGACAGACCGGTAGTGGTCGAACCTGCGGTTGAGTTCGTAATGTCAAATTCATCACCAACAGCCGCTTGTGTCAGAGAGCCATCTACTTGGATCTCATAAACAATGATCGGATCTTGGTAAAAATAAGCAATTACGGAACCAACTAGGAACGACTCATTGGCAGGCCAATAGTTGCTGACACGACGGCGTCCGGTGGAATCTGTCCACTCAACACCAGCAAACGCTCCGAGGAACGGGTCACCGGTGCCGGCAACTACGATATAGCCAGCGGTATCCATCTTGACGGGTTGACCTTTCAGGATTGTGGTGGCGTAACCAGCCGACACATTTCCTGAGGTCGATACAGCTTGAATTCCGTTTGCGAGAGCGAAGGCACGATCCAAACCAGAAGGATGGAACGCGGGGCGCAATCCAAACGGAGCAGAGGTAGCACTCATTTCTTACTCCTTAATGGTTGATAAATCCTCCCTGTGCCATTATTGGAATGAAGGCGCAGGTAGGGGTTTGTCAATATCGCCTAGTCCATCACCCTCAACCTGCCCGAGTCTTTTACCCGAACTGTCGCGTCCAACTTGTTGCTCAGCCTGCACCCTGATTTTGTTTGCTTCCTCTAGGGGAGCATCGTGGTGGAAGTGAGCCATGATCTCTTGATAATGTTCCTCAGGAATCTTAAACAAGAGCATCTCATTGCAAGCGACATATCCAACATATTCTCCAGCCTTTACGCGATAGTTTTCGTACCCCTTGATATCCTCGGCTTTAACCGGTACATATCCAAGGCGAATTCGCTTATCGATACTGTCGTAACTGTTAGTGGTTGATAGCCAACAGACGTGCCACCCCGGTATATGGGGGGCGTTTGGCAGCGCACTTTGTGTCCATTCATCTTTCCACATCTTTTGACGCTCTTCGGATGATACGAACGAGTCCTCTGGTGCCTTACGGCTATCGTCCTCGCGTGAGCGAGTTTCGCGTGAACCAGCGGATAAAGATTTTTTGAGTCGAGAATCCATTTTTTAGCTCCTATTCTGTCGTGCTTGTTCGGCGTATTTTTGAGCCATCCGGGCGCGTTTCTTTGGGTCATCCCAAAATCCGGCATCCTTCATAGCTCTCACTTGTTCGGGACTTAAAGTAAAGGTGTTTCGGCTTGCGCCACCACCCGTTTCCCGCTCGCTTCCTGTCACAACGCTCCTAGGGCCTCTCTTTCTTGGAGTCTCGTCATTGGTCTCAGTATATGCACGACTTTCTTGCTCCTGCAACCGTGCATCTAATTCATCCCAATAATCTTCCGAAGCGGGGTCCCAACCTTCCCGCACGAGTTGATTGTCGATTCGCTTGGCAACCCGACTTCTTGGGTCTCCACCCTCCGGGTCGTACCACGCATTCCTGTCCATCCAAGAGTTGGCCAACAATTTGATTTGGCCGGATTCTTGGTTGTTCTCAACAGGGGGTTGTTGTTCAGCCTGAGCCTTATAGACCCGCATCTTTTCTATGCGGTCTTTGGTCTCATACATGAGCTCCTGAGCCTTGATCATGGCTTGACCATCGGAGTTTTCCGTGGCTTCGCGCATCTTGGCCTTGGCGTAGTTCAGGCGGGCTTCCTCATCCTGAATGGCTTTCTCAAGTCGGGCAATGTCAGAGATGTGGGACTTCTTCTCAATTGCCGCCAACCTGGCCATTAGTTCTTGGTTTTGCCTTGCCAACAGAGCCAACCGCTGGTCTTTCTCCTGGTTGGTCTTCTTGATGTAGTCCTTTTTGGCTCTACGGCGGGCACGGCGAGCCTCTCTTACCGCATCGGTGTCGTCTGGGTGATCCTCATCGGACTCATCAGCCTCGCCGCCTTGGGCTTTCTGCTCTTCTACCTTTGGCTCTTCTTCGGCCTCTTCAGGCAGCAGTCCTTCAGGAACCTCAAAGGTCGCTGAGCCATCCTTTTCTTCAGATACCTTTATTTCTTGCTCTTTAGTTTCTTCACTCATGGTTTTCCCCTATATGAAGGCTTTCATGGAAAGTGGGTCGCCGGTCAATTTGGCTATCACTTCGTGGTCGTTGAGCACCATAAATAGCGCTGGCTCCTCGTCAGGCTTGCCTGCAATAGGCACTTCCCACCGATCACCGCCCCATTTGGGTACTCGTATGTAATCGCCCACTTCGCACCAAGACCCCTCAGGCCATGGTTCCATGGTGTCGCGCTTACGGAACGCCAATGGCCCAATCTCTAAAACTTGGGCGACCATGTTGTTCCACTTTTCGGTTTCTTTAGTTTCTTCAACCAAAATAATCCCTGCGCTTGTTGCCTTCTTTTTTGTGCGCCGCAACTGAACCAAAATGCGAGCACCAAGAGGTTTAGCACCGGGGTCTACGCTCGGAAATGCCCAAGCCAACTCAGCGTTGTCACACGCTACCGGTTCATTCATCTTCATCGTCTTCCTTTAATAGATTGTTAAGTATGTCCAAGGACTCCTGTAGCCCTTGATAAGTCCCAACCAAACGCTGATAAGACTCCCATGTCGTTGCCGTACCGCCGGCAAGGGACGCGGCTATTTCAGCCTGCCTAGCCTTAATCGCGCTGATCAGATCTGAGGTTGTGTTCATTTTTTCTTAGTAGCTTGGCTTAGTCCCCCTTTCGACTGAGATTTGGTTTTCGACTCAGTTTGGGTCGATTTCATGGTTTGGCCATCAAGCGGAACGCCCATAGCCATGCGCTTGTGCTGCTTGACCAAGTCGCCTTTTTGCTCTTTGTCGTAATCAGACATTTACATCTCCTTTTTTGATTAACTCAACGGCGGACTTATCCTGGTCGAACTTCAACCGGGCCGCATCACGGGTTAACCGTGCCGTTTCGATGCGTTCCTTCATCTCCAAATCGCCCATGGCAATAGACATCTTGTACTTCTGCTCTTCCATGGCCAATTCGTAGTCTTTTTGCAACCTTGCCATCTCGCGCTCTGCATCGGCGGCCATCTCCCGATCCTTGAGTTGCATTTCGGCTTGATCGCGCTGGGCGCGGCGCTGGGTCTCTGCCATGGAGGTATCGAGCAGAACCTTGGCATCCGCGGTGAGGGGAGGTTGGGGCTTGTACTGCTGAGCCGCTTGAATCATTTGCTGGATTGTCGGCATGATGCCCTGCAAGGTCTCTTGGCTGTCTAGGCTGATGTGTTGGCCGGCCATGGAGTAGAGCCTGTCGATATCCTTTGGATTGACCGCCAAAGCATAGTTCTCGTGCAGTTCGCCGCCCAAGGACTTGCTGACATAGCCCTTTGCCCTGCCCAAGTACCATAAAACGATGTGCTGCTTGATGTGCTCCATCGCCTTAGGCATAAACTGAGGCGCAATCAATGGGTTACCCCCGAATACGGGGTCTTTAGCGAAGTCTAGGTGGCTCTGTATATGAGCCAGATGGTCTTGCTCAGGGTAGGCAAATGCGGCCGATCCAAGGGTCATAGCAACATTCTCATTGGCTGAGTCCATCTTCTTGGGAGCCGGCACATCGATCATCAACTCATTGACCCCCGGTACCTTGATCTGCTTTAAGAACCGGGAAATCACGGCTTTGCGGTTAAAGAGGTCAGGGTTTTGCTGCATGATGGCCATAACCGCTTGGGTTTGAGCCATCCGTTGGGTTTCGGAGAAGATATGCGGGTCTGAGACCGGAACAATGTCGGTCGTCTTGGCAAAATCCTCACGGGTGATGTTCAGATCCTGAACGACATCACCCTTTTTCATGTCATCCAAGTACCAACGGTTAATCCGCCCCAAAATCCTCAGAACTCTGCCCTGAGACTCATGCAAACGGGCATGGATTGAGGAAAATACCGCCGCGCCCTGCTCAATTAGCGCCTGAGTCGTGCCAACGGGGGTGTTTTGACCCACATCCGCAATCTTTTCCTCAGCGGTCGTAACCACGCCCTTAGCCGCATTCGTTAACCAGGCCAAAAGCTGGTACAAAACAGGGCTTGGCGGGTTAAACGGCATCGGCATGGCCAGTTTGCGGACATCATCCACCCCCGGAGCCGCTTCGATCTCAGAGACTTGGGTGATTTCCACTTGTTGGCTCTGCCCCGACACCTTTGCGCCCTTTAACTTTAAGAGTGTGGCGGCGTTGTTGATGTGGGCAGAGTCTAAGAGGGCGCGAAGCGAGCCGGTTAACGCGGCGGCTAAGCCCCCAATGAGGTGGGGAAGACCTACGGCATAGGCACCACGCCAAGGAATGAACTTAAACTCCACAATCCATTCCAATTTGGTCATGGAGTCATCGCCTTCTTCCCAATTTCGGTATAGGCCAAGGACTTCGTTGTCCAATTCGTCAATCATCAATATGTAGGGGGCAATCTCCCCCTTGGAATACTTGTCCTCAGGCACCTCTAGGAAGGTGTAGATGTGATAAACCCTGCGGACACCGTCTTCGTTCTCGTCTGGGTCTTTACCTTCGACCTTTAGGTTGGCCTTTTCTGCCGCAGACTCCTCCGGGTAGGCCGTTGCCCGAACCATGGAGATGTCTCGATACAGGTTGGCGTTGATCCGGCGCTTAAATTCGTACTGCGTTATGTCCTGAATCTCCGTAACCCGTTGGGCGGTGTAGAAGTTCCCGGCAGCAAACGGCAGCAAAACATTGTCAATGGGTAGGAACTCAGCGCACGGGCGCTTTTTGCGCTCGTCGTACCACAGTTTCATGTACTGCGAGCCACCCAAGGGGAGTTGGGTGAGCATTTGCTCCTCTTCATCACGGAACTCTTCGATCTGCTCCGTAAGTTGCCAATTCATCCAATCCCGTTTGCGCTCTGAAACGGCCATCTTGTCATCGTTCACATCGCCCAAAATCTTGGTTTTGGTAGGACCATCGGGCGGGAACATCTCCTTGATGGCTCTAGCGGCAAAGTCAATGCAAGCCTCAGCCATGATGGGGTGGACTACCTTGGAGGCACCGCTGAAGGTCGCTCCGCCGGGGGCATCGTTGCCCATTCCGGTGCGCCGGATGCCCTCTTCATATTGCTCATCGCGCTTTTTCCGGCTTTCCTTATCATTTCTGATAAGGGTTTGGTACTTCAGGGCGATGCTTTTCAAGTCAAAAAGGTCAATGTCCTCGTCTTCGGCCAAGTTTTGGTAGAAATCTTCGTTCTCCATTGGCCCTTTGGTGGGCATCTTGACCACGGCTGAGCCATCGGGAAGCTCCTCAATGTCTGCCTCTGTCAGTTCAGGTAACTCAACCTCAGTCTCAGCACCCTGCTCTTCCATGGTTGGGTCAGGGATGCCCTCAACGAAGCGATTAAATTCGGGATCGATTGGAAATTCTTCAGCCATCTTATGGTTTCCTTAATTCGTAGCGTGGGCAAGACCGCCCTTTTTACGCCCTGTTAGTTTTTTCTGCATCTCTCGGTACTTCATAGCGCTATCTAACCAGCTTTGATCTAAGTCTTGGAGCGGGGCAAACAACTCCAATGACTTATGCGCTCCTTCAGGAGTCTTACCCATGAGGCGCTTGGCCTCAAAGTGGGTTGGGTACATCTGCTCAACAGGCAATTGATTCTCAAAACTTCCGAAGTAGTCCCCGCCTAAATCAAGCGGGTAGGTTCCATGGCCTGACTTCTCAAAGATAGTGGCCTCAGGATCAAGGCGGGCGATGGTATAGCCCGATGCCCCGCGCTCAACATCCAAGAGCTCAGGCTCAGTCACGGCCAATCGAGTGGCTGCCACATCGGGAAACCCTCTCTTTTGGAATCCAGCCTTGGCCATCGCCTTTACAAACGCATCCCGTTGGCCACCAGGTCCTGTAATCAATTTGTCGCGCAACTCCGGGTCTTCAAGCCCTGGGAAGTTGGGAGCCTTAGGCTTGCCGCCTTGACCCTTGACCGCCTTGACCGCGGCATTAAACGCCTCAATGTCTTTTTTGCTGAAGGCCGATATGTCCATTTGATTGAGCAACGCTTCGGTCATCATGGTGTTGAAGTCCACCGACAGGGGGCTCATCGCCGTGTATACCCCGTAGATTGGCTGGCCGGACTCCCTTGCCATTTTGATTCGCTTGGCAAGCATGGATAGCACCCCTTGGCCGGAAGCCCATGCAGAGCCCGGATGGAGCCTCATAAAGTCCGGGCCACCTTCCAAGATCACATTCATGGGGGTGCCTTCGATTTCCTGAATGATTCTTCCCGCTGCCGCTCTGTCTCCGGCAAACGGTATGGCTATGCCGTTTTGTATATCCTCAGGGGTAATGATTTTCCTTGGGAGGAGTTGAACCGATGGGTCGTCAACGACCTTCGATTTGTATTCCCCAATCGGCTTGGCTAACTTGGTCTCTGAGATGTCATGCCAATAGCCTGCGGATTCGGCCTCAGCCTTGCTCATCCGCTTACTAGCCTTTTCTGCGGCCTTGGCAATCTTGGCTATTCCGCCCTTGGCCATCTGCTCTTCATGCCAAGCCTTTAACTTCTCATCTTTGACTAGGCCACCCTTTTTGTAGGACTGCCCAATCTTCACATCTGACTTTAAGTTGGCCGGAAGATCCATAACCCATATGCCGGTCTCAGCCTTGTTAGCCTCTTTTAAGGCTTTGTCTTCAGAGTAGCCCCCGCCCAATCTCTCATTGGTGTTGGGGTCTCTTACCTCATACCATATAACTTCATCGCCAAAGCCATCTACCTCACCGGTAGGCTCAGAGGTCACATCGTCATAACCGTATCGTTGAACGGCCACGCCCTTACGCTCTGGCTTAACCCCGTACTTTTTATATTGTTTCTCAAGGAACTTGGGGTAGACCTCATCGTAGTACTTCTTCATCCCCTCGCCGCCGATGTCTAAGCCTTGGCCGGAGATAACGCCCTTATCCATCTCCATAACCTTCTTGCCTACGGCCTTGCCAACAACGTCGGTAATCGGCTTGCCAACCGCTCGATCAAAGTGTCTTTGGGTGGAGCTTGTGACCATGCCATCATCATCTACGCCAAGCACAATAGTGCCGCCGCCCTTGGTTTGAATACTTACCGTGCGCTTGCCATCACCCTTCTCAACGCCGATAGCATCTACCTTCCGGCTCAAGGCATAACGGTTCGCTTGTTCTTTCCCGCCAACTATGGCCACGGCATCGTAGTCATTGTCTGAGGCGTACTTTACCGCCCGCTTTAGAGCAAGCTGATACCAATCTTCTTTGAACGGAGCATCAGGCACGCCAAGTAACTTTTGGCTACCAATCCAATCATCGTATTCTTTGGTCAGGGCATTGATGGAATCTAGATTGCTTTCATCTGTTTCTGACCATCGGTTGCTGAAGTTTTTCAGCCATTCAATTTGGTAAGGTGTCATTTCGGTGCTATGCAGAGCAATCAACTCATCGGCATCCCGCTTGGGCATTGGCCTATTTGCGCCGTACCCCTTGTCCCGACCGGCTTGGTGCCAATCCGATTGCACCTCCTCAATGACTAAGGTTTTCTTACCATCGATGTCCCTATCCTGCATTCGGATGTGAGCTAGGACATTTGGCTCCTCCCAATGGGGTGACTTGTAATCTACCCCCGATGCGTTTTTCAATGTTACGGGTTGGGTCGGGAGCGATGGATCGATCTTGGCATCTTTAATTGCCTCCTCAATCGTATTTCCGGTTCCGCGAATATCGGTGCGGCCATCAACTACATACCATCCTTTGTTCACATCAAATGTCGTACCACCAAAAACTTGACTTTGAGGCAAGATTTCCCAATTCTTTGGGATATTCACAGTTATCTCAGAGCCCTGTTTGATGTTGGTTGGCAAGGTCAGTAAGAGCTCCCGATAGTTCTTTCCGCCCGGAAGGTTCAAGTCTTCAGAGTCAAACTTAGGAGGCGGGTTATCCAAGTACCGCTTTTTGGTTGTCTCAAACCAATCCAAGTCTTCTTGTGGTATGTCGTAAAAGCCTTTTGAGATCAATGTCTCAAGCTCATTCATCTTGTTGATCTCGGCCTCAGTCATGTTTTGGGCTCGGACAACCTCTTGAACTTGGATCTTGTTGTTGTTGATGTAGTCCACCACCTCATCTTTGGTGACCGCAGGCTTGGACTTGAGCCACTCCGTAAGTCCCGTGGCCTCTAATTCTTCCTTCTTGACCCCTGGTTGCTTGGTGATGTCGTTTAAGAAAGACTGCCCTGAGCCAGACTTGCGCTGCAGATTGACCGCTGCCTTCTCAGTCGCTGAGTAAAAGCCCAACTCATCGGCAGGCACCTTGACCTTGCCCGACATAGCTTCGGCCGCTGATGGTGCGCCGGCAGGGGGTACGGTCGATCCGCCCACGGGAAGGTTCCTTAGCGACTCAGGGAAGGCCGAACCAATCTTCTTGCCCGCCCGTGCTACCGCCCCGGAGACTTGTCTGCCAATCCCAGGAATGTAGGTAACTGGCCCCAACTCAGGCAGGAACGGTACATCAGGGATCTTGGATGTCTCAATGGCTTTTGCGACCGGAGCGAGAGTCTCCCCGACATTTGTCAGGTACTCAATGCCGGCCTCTGATGGGGGCAGGGGAGTGCCCTCCTCAAGTTCTTTGATCTTCTGCTCGCCGCCAAAAAGCCCAACGAAGGGCTTGGCCAGCTCTTGGCCTACGATTGATTGGATCGTGCGAGCGGTCTCATACCCACCCCGCAGTTTGTCAGCAAAGGGCAGTTCAGATATCCGCTTAGATTTGGCCTGCGCCTCTTCTTCTCGGGCGCGGTTCTCGTCTTCCGACATTTGGCGGGCAATCACGCCTTCGGGTCCGGGGGACATAAACACAGGAACCCCGGCGGCCATCTGCCTGCGGATCTCATCCCTTGGGTCACCACCAGCTTGCATCTTGACCGCCCCACCGCGGGCAAACTTCTGTTCCTTGAAGTCTTTGCAGGGTCGGCTGCGCTTTAACTTCCATCCCTTGGGTTGGGTAACCAAGCCGCCCTTCTTGTAAGGCTGACCCTTGACTGCTGAATCCTTGAGTTTGGGGGTAAGCTCAATTACATAGACCGGTTCGGTAATGTCTCCGTAACCTTTATCTACCGATACTCCGCGGCCTGTTTTAGTCTCTGCCTCATAGAATTCGCCACCCATCTTCTTGGCGTACTTCTCAGCAAACCTCTTAAGTTTGTTGTCGTAGAACGCCTTCATCCCCTCTTCGCGGGGGGCAACCACTCCCACATCCTCTTTTTGCATCTTCGCCCAAGTCTTCTTGGCAATCCGGTCTTTCTGAGCCTCAGATAGCCCACGGGTAGTTGCATCTACGATCCGGCGTAACTCCTCCTCGGATGAGACTTTTTCATTGCGATTCTCATTGAGCAGACCTCTTGCTCGAGCCTCAGCCTCAAGGTTGATCCGGCCTGCAATCCCGCCCCGTTGCTCTGTAGAAGCAACCTTCCATTCATTCCCGCCTTCCATCCTCTGCCAAGCAATCTCTTGGGTGCCCCACCGCTTGATTTGAGCGGGGGAGGCTGAGAACCCTACGCGGTCATAGCCATTCTCTGCGGCGTAGGCAAGGATGCGCTTGACGCCCAATTCATGCCAATTGTCTTTGTATGGAGCATCCGGTAACTGCTCTTCAAATTCTAAAAGTTTTTTACGAACACCCTCAAGTTTTGCTAACTGATCTTTCCACCTTTGGTTCAATACTTTTAGTTGTGGGTCATCTTTTACTTTGTCGGTGATTTCATACCAACTCAGTTCTGCGCCCGTTTCTTCCTTTATCTTCTGTTTGAGTTCTTGCTTAATTTTTTCGTTGTAATCATCGTATTCTTCTTGGAACTTTCTAAATTTTTCTGTTTCGGCTCGCTCTTCCTGAACGACCTTTTCCCTCGCCTCAACATTTGCCTTATCAAAATAGCCGGCCTCATTGCCCCGCTGATGCCAATCAGACTGCATCTCATCCACATAGAGCATCGGCTTGCCATCGGTCGTGGTTCGATCCTGAACCCGCATATGGAGAAGGACATTGGGTTCGCTCCAATGTGACCCCTGAACATCAGTAAAATCATGATCTGGATAAGAGCGGGGGTCTACAATAAGTAACAACTCCCGGTAGTTTTGCCCATTGTCTAGTTGGTAGTCTGCAAAGCGGGTTTCCCCTTCGCCCATAAGTCCTTGGAGCATGGCATCTTCTCTGACCGCTCCCTCAGCCGACTCAAGGTCTCGATAGCCATCACGGCCTACTGGCCGGCCATCGGGGTCACGAGCGTAATACCCTAAGTCATCGTTTCCATAAATTTCATAGCCTGCCGAATTTCTGTATTCATATTCAGGATTTTCGTAGTATTCCGATTCAGCGATGTCGTAAGCTATTTCTTTAAGTCTATCCTCAACCTCCTCATCAATCCGGCTCAAAACATAAGGATCTTCCAATTCTTGCGGAGTATATTGATTGATGATCTCTTGGCGCTCCTCTTCCCGGCGACTTGGAAAGTAGTTATCGAAATCTGCCAAGTAGTCATCGGCACGGTCGCTGATATAACTATCGCCTTCAACAACTCTTCCTTCTCCGAAAGTAAACTCGCTTTCATTGAGATCGCCCTGTCTGTACTCAACCTCTGCAAACTTTATCTTTTTGTTGTTAATGTGATCCCGAATCTCGTCGCGGGTGACCGACTTCTTGCCTTGTAGGAAATCATTCAGATCGGCGTATTCCAGCTCATCGTTGGACACCCCGGCTTTCTTTAGCTCAGAGAGGAACGCCTCGCCAGACCCCTGCTTTCTCTGCATATTGAGGATGGCCTTCTCCGCGGGGGAGTATAGGCCTACCTGATTGGCCGGAGCCTTGACTGTCTCAGGCTTGGCCTTGACTTCCTTGGGCGTGATGACCTGTTCAATTGATGGGCCAACGGCTTCCATCGATAGCCCGACCGGCAGCGGGGGCAGCTCCTTAACTTTATCCAAGGCACCGCTCATCATGCTTTGCACCTGGGGCTTGACCCCGCGGACGCCAGCCAATTGGGCTAACTCCGGCATGATCGGGGGGATCTTGTACTTAGTTTCAATCTCTTCTAAGAACTTGCCCACATCCTCAACATAAGGCATTGCCTCAGGGGAGATATCGCCCGGAGCCATGAACCGCTCTACGGCCTCCTCCCCCGCCCGGATACCTTCTTGGCTTCCGAACCTCCCTGAGCTCAAGGTTCCGTATAGACCGACAAAGGGGGAGACCATACCCTTGGCTAGGCTCTTGCCGATAACGCCGGCCGCCTCCGCCCGTGGATCTGTCCTCGACTCCCGGTCACCGGAGAGCGCCTCAAGCATGGCATCGATCTCGCCCCCGGACTGCATCCGAACCTCACCCCCGGCCTTCATGCCTTCGGGGTTCAGTTGCGCCTCAACCATGGCAGCGTTCATCCCTGGGTAGTACTTGACCAGCTCATCCGCTCCAATCTTGCCCTCCTTAAACGACTGTATATCGGATGATCTTTTCGCCTGGGCTTGTTGGCTCTGCGTATAGGAGGCAGCACCGCCGGACGCGGCGTACCAATTTTTGAGGTCGTGATCAATTGCGCCGCCTTCAGCCTTCGTAATGTCAGGATCTTGTGGGTCAAATGTCCGATTTGAGATAGCGGACTTTAGTTGGGTTGGCTCAAAAACCCGTAGGCCATAGCCCAACATTGGGTCATCCCGATAGTCGATTGCATCATAGCCCTCTTCTTTCAGCCATTGGAGCAGGGTGTCGCTTGGAACATCGAAGGCCGCAAAGTCATCAGGATCTTCAATCGGAAAGCCCTTCTCCATGGCCTTATTGAGTGTCCAAGCCTCAAGGTCAGGGTAGAGCATTGGCTTTTCTGTCTTTACAAGAAGGGGCATCACATTGGCTCCCTCCCCGCCGGATCGAATCTTTGCCTTCTCTTCGGCATAGATGCTTGCCGATATCGGGTCATCGGTTACCGATATTCCTAGGACATGGTCGTCAGGCGTTTTGGTCTTCCGCAGAGCCGTAATGTCTTTATTTGTCCCGTGGTAGACCACATTCTTTTCTTGGCTGCGCTTAAGGAAAGACTCCTTAGCCATCTCACGAGCCAAGGATGTGGCTCTCTTGTTGGCCGCCTTCTCTGCCGCCTTCGCAATCTTTGCCACCCCGCCTTTGGCGTAGGGGATGCCTGTACCGCCGCCCAATACCTCTGGGGCAACCGCTCCGCCTTTGGCCATTTGGCTTTCGTACCAGGCTTTGAGTTTGAGATCAGGCTTCATTAATGCACCGATAAAGTGATAAGCGAGATTGTCCCGCCTTCATCAATTGCTTGCCACTCAGGATGCATATGGATTCTCCCTCTTCTTCCATGCGCCTGAGTCGATGTAGTCTTCCTCGTCGTAGTCTTCCTGAGGCGGCGGGTCGATCTCAAGCCAGCCGGCATCCCGCAGGAACCGCAGCGCCTGAGTGCAGGCATCCACAAAGTCATCGTGGGTGGACTCAGGAAAGGAACATATCTGAGAGACAAAGGGCTCAGCCCAATCCCGGACATAGCCCTCTCTCGCCATGCTCTCCGGTATCCACACCCGCCCTCGAGCGATGATGTTGGACACGATATTGAGCCGCTGAACCTTATCCGCGTTCCCTGGGTTATACGCCCTTACCGGTAGGTGCGCCCGCTGCAAGTCTTGGATCAGGCTGATGCCAGCCGACTTGTCCTCAACCAAGATCAGGTCAACCCGCTTCCTGTCCTTGCCCTCCCCAAATATGGTGTCGTACTCCTCAATGACCTTTGGCCGCAGGTCTGGGTATTGGAGCCGATCCTGCCAGCAATCGATCACCATGACCGACATCGGGCCATCCACGGGCTTGAACACCCCCCAAGTAATGCAGGCGGTTGGGTCGTTGATGGTCTTTTCCGTGTAGGCGCAGTCGTAGGACTGAACGATGTACTCAAACTTAGGGAAGGCTTTCTGAGCCGGCCAGAGCTTGAACATCTCCCGCTTGACGATCCCAGACTCCTCCGGGTCGATGATCTCAGCGTAAATCTCCTGCCTTCCCAGCTTGGTTCCCTCATATTGCAGGATCTGCTTTTGGAAGGATGGAGCCAGATTGGCTAGGTTATCGTAGGTTGAGGCGGTGGTTAGAACCACATCGTTGCCCTCCCGGCCAACCAAGTCGATGATCAAGTCTTTGGGCTTGGGCGTGGTTGTGCAGACAATCCGGGTCTTCTTGCCTAGTCGCACCCCGAACATGATCTGATCCCAGGCCTCATCGAGGTAGTCCCAGGCGGCCAACTCATCCAGCCATGCCCCGTGGAACTGTGGCCCCCGGAACCGCTCTGGCTCCGAAGCTGGGATGCCTTTAATCAGGGAGCCGTTGATCAATTTAAGCTCATGGAAGGCGCGGTTGTAATCTGCCACCAATGAACTGGGTATAACTGATAGGAGCCCTGAGTCTCCTTCAAAACAAGTGGCCCTGACATCGGAGCTTGTTGGTGCGCCCACCAGCCAGCGAGTGCCTTCTTCCTTCCATGCCCACCACCCCACTTGCTCCGCAGCCGTCCGGGTCTTGCCGGCACCTCGGCCGGCGAGCATGAGCCATATCGTCCACCAATCCCCAGTCGGGACAACCTGGTGGCGATGCGCCTTAGCGAGCCAGTTAGCCCTCCAAGCCCAGGCGACCTGATCCTCAGGCTTAAGCTGGGAGAATTTGGCCTGGGTGTCCGGGTCTTTAAGGATCTCAAGGACTTCATCCATTCCTGATCACGCGGGCTATGTCGGCGGGTGTCATATGGGGAATCTCCGCTATCTTGGCGCACTTCTCCCTTTCCCGTAGGGCAATGAGCCGGCCAACTAGGAGTTCAAACCCCCCAACCTTGATGTCGGGGTGGATCTCATGGATCGCATCCTCGATCTCTTGGTCGGTCATTGAGCCGCCTGTTTCTTTAACTCTAGGTTTTGCAGCAAGCTGTCAAACAATCCCTTGGCCTCAATGGAAGCCTCCAACTTGAGCGGGTTGTCCTTGTCCCCGGCTAGCTCCATCCGGTCGCCGTACTTCCTGGGCTTTAACTTTGAGGCAGTCCACTTCCGGGCATCTATCCTCAGGCGCATCCAGTTGATGTAGGCAGAATCAAAAGAGGTATTGCCCTCCTTGTCTGTCTTTTCCATAGGCATCTGATCCGCTATGGCATGAATCTCATCTGCAAGGGTATCGGCCTGATCCTCCCTTGCCTTCGTGTACATATCCGAAAACTCCGGAAATCGGGACAGCCAAAGGTAGACAGTACTCTGTACCGGCATACTTTCCTCTTGGCATATCTGTCTTAGAGCCTCTCCGTTTGATATACGGGTGCAGATATCGGCGGCTAGTTGAGAATCGTATTTAGTCGGGCGACCACCCGGATGTTTCGGCTTGGCAGCGCTAGGCTCCGCTTGGGTGAAAACCGAATCGGTTTCCGATTGGGTTTCGATTCGTTTACGAGTTGTTCGAGTTTCAGGCATGACCCTTAGTCCAATCGAATGGAGAAGGCTAAAAGTCTAGTGCCTATCCTAATTTCTCGCTACTGAGTCAGGCGGGGGCAGATTTGGTGGTTCGGCTAGACCGGATGGAAAGTAGGAAAAACTCCGGTATCCCACATCCTCTGATGCCTACTTGACACCCCCTGAGATGGCGGGGCGGGTGTGTACAACAACCGAACCCCACATTGCCGGAATCCTTTTGTTCCCGCCCCATGCGGATAAGGGCGGTTGCCCCCATGCGTATAGGTACCGGAGTCTTTGGGTGCCCCGGTTCACCCCTCTCTTAGACTTGCTCAACCCCCGTAGGGGTCACCTCCATGATCTTAACCCTAGATGGCAACATAGCATCGATACCGGTTTGGAGGCCGTGCATCCACAATTTGTCGCAGAACTCTAAGAAGTGGGTTTCGGCCAAACTTCCGGGTTCATACTCAATCCCAACCCCGGCCGCCTGATCCAAAAGCATGATCCTGTGAGGCATCCGGTCGGTTTCAAATCTTATGCTCATCGCGCTTCTCCTCTATTGTAATCGTGTATGCCGTGCCGTGCTTATCCACGACATTGATGATTTTCCTAGTGGATAGATAAGATCCATCCTCCGCAAGATCAAACTGAACCTTACCCACGGAGTCGATCATGGACTCTTGATCATTCTTTTTCAGATTCTTTTGAATGATGTGGGCGATGTAGTCGCAATAAGCAAGAATCATTTGTCCCGCTCCTCAAAGATTTCAAATGCCCGAATAAATAGATCAGGCCAAGTGGCTTGGATCTTCTCCCGGTTAACAGGGTCGGCTTTAAACCAAGTAATGGCAAGGGACTCCGCAAAGCCCCCCAAGTGCCCGTTGGCCATCAGGTTGGATGCTTGGTGGAAATCCACGGATTTCCTCATTCTGATCACATTGCTCATCGGTTCATCCTCCATCCGTACCAAGTCCCGGTTGGGGCGGTTTCGTTTAACTCATCGGCCTTTTCCAAAACCTCACCCTTGTCCCAAGAAAAGAACACCTCTTCAGAGTCCTTTCCTTTCTCAAATTTTTCAACTACCCATCCCGTGCTCATATGTCACCTCATACAAGAATATATTGGTTGGGATACTTCTTATCCAAGAATTCCTTAGCCTTTGTTAAATCTAAAATCTTCAAAGGTCTGAACGAATTCTCCGGATCGTTGAGTAAACGGAAAAGCGTATTCTGCTTACGATACCGACTGAGTTTCTTTTCCCACTCATATGCCGTTACCAAATCTTCCAAGAACAGATCTACGGAAACATCTAACAAAACGGGTTCGCAACCCTCCGGAAGATCCTTCATTTCAATTTTTGGAAGAGTCTTTACATATGCTTCGATATCTGCTTTGGCTTGTGCATCCGACCAATTGATGTCCAAACAACCACCGACACCGGCTTCATGTACAAATGCAACCTTTTTGTTGTTACGGTAAAGGTTAAATTGATAACCACCACCCTCATGAGTTGTCCAAGTTTTCAAACCTTTGATTGCTAATTGCTCTCTCATAATATTCTCCTCAGTTATTTAAATCTAACATATCGATGTCTACACGGTAGGTTGGATTAATGCTCCAACCAATTTCTGCACGGATCGTAATTCTTGGGCTATCTTCAGTCTGATCTTCCGTAGCAATAAAGGTGCATTTGTCATCACCCGGATCTTGCCACTCAGGTTTAATCTTTACGATGTCGCCTTTTTTAATCATTGTTATGCTCCGATAGCGTAGTAATAACCAACCGCGAAAATCCTTACTCTTTTCTTGCCACTCTTTAATTGATATACATCAAATTGAGGCACCGACCCCGTGAAGTGAACTACCGCCTCCGTGATCAAATTAATATCCTCTTGATCCTTGTAGTCGATAGAGCATTGAATAGGTAACTTCCAATGCTCCTTATTCTTTACGCGATCAAATGCTGAATGCAATTCTTCTTGCGAATACACACGGGTAGAGCGTGGTGTGACATCTTTAATGTGAACGAATGTGATTGTCATGACTATCTCCTTATCGTGCGGTTGTTTTGACAGAAAACACGGCAGATGTCTTGGTGTACTTTGCAACTACATCAGATGCAATACCAAGATCAGCAATGAGTTTTTTGTAGTCGGTTGTCTTGCGATCAGACTCAACAACTATTGCACGGAAGAGGTTGCCAATAAACTCTTTGGAACCGTTGGGGAGGGTGGCAACATCCTTGAGTTCATCTTTGATGCCATCTGCCTCTTTGGTAAGGCGATCAATCTCAGCAAGCAGAAGACCTAAGCGGTCGATGTTGGTGGTAACAATGTCATTGTTCATTTTGCTTTCCTTTTCTTTCCTAACCGGTCACGCTGACCGTAGTGATAATGTAAGGGATACTTAAATTATCTGCAAACACTTTTTTACAATAACCCCTAGGTTTTAGTCGGGTATTACTTTTAGCCGGTCAGTCTCAAAAAGCCACCCAATCGTTTTGCGGTGCGCCATTTCCCAGATGTCCACCCGATCCTCCTTGCTCATCTTAGAGCCTTGGTCTAGTTGCATATGGCACCCGTAGCATAGAGCCGCTATCCGGTAGTCGTGAGCCTTTATTCCGGTGCCCTTGCCATCCCTTTGCTGATTGCTATGGGCGGCCACCACGGTTCCATCCTGTGCCCCGCAAAGCTGGCACGGGGCATCCCGCACGACCTCCAAAAGAGGCTTATTTCGGTAGTTCATCGACCATCCTTATCCGCTCCCCGATCCACCGCATGACCGGGACTGCCATTGAGTTGCCTAAAGCCTTGTAGCGTGGCCCATCCGGGCATTGGGGCGCATCCTTGCCCCGCCAGGGTATCAGGGTGTGATCATCCGGAAAGCCTTGGAGGCGCTCACACTCCCGCGGGGTCAGCCGGCGTACCGCCATGGATTGCATGACAGTTGGGCCACTTGCATTAACGCTTGATCCCGGCGTACCCATAGTAGCCGCCACATCGCCGGTTATGGCCCCGTTATAACAGTCCGTTCCCAAAGCCATAGTGGCCACATGACAAGGGCCATCGGCTCGTAGGGTGGGGGTGTGCTCTATCGACTCGCCCATGCTACGGGTCTTTTCGGACTGATCCCCATTAAAGGCTATGGCCGGCGGATTGCCACCCCCTTTGCCTCCCAACTTTAGGGTTGGGGAGACATCAATTTGGCAGTCTGGAACGCTCATATTTGAGGAAAACGCAACCATTTGATTGTGCTTAAAGGTGGTATTGGTCAAGGTGTGGGCAAGGTCAGAGCTCACCTTCGGTGTTTGTTCTGAGGTGAAGGCGATAGCGTGTTTATCGCCCGCGGTCAGGGTCGGGCATGGGTCGCCCGGTTTCCCTACCCCCAAACCGTTGCCCGATCCATCTCCGTTCCGGGTATCGCCCCCGCCTTGGTGCCGGGTAGCCTTGTCATGAATCGGGATTGTCTGCACTACCGCATGGGTGGTTCGGATGTCCCCTTGATCAAATAGATTGATCGTGTTGGCCACCCCATCATCCACCCAAGTCTCATCATCATCTTCGGTCTGAGCTCTTTTTGATTTACGAAACGGCATCGGCTGCAGTACTGCCCCAAAATTTCCTTTATCTGGCATGAATTGCCGATGACTTGTTGTTGTTAGGCTTGCCGCGTTCTTATCCCCATCCCACCAAGTTGGCAATAACTGACCACTTTGAGCGTACTGATGGTCTAGTTTTCCACCTCCGCATTGTCGATCAAGGGTTCCTGCAACTTGGGGGATGAACCATTCATCTTCGCAGTTGAATCCGACGCGACTAACTCCAGTGCCTGATGCAGAGATTGTGGGAGTAACTTTCCGCGCTTCTCTGCTCGGCGGAGGATTCCCCGACAGGCTTGCGAGCTCAAAAAGAACCGCTGCGGCATCTCGCCAGTTTCCAAGACATCCGACAACGAACACACGGCGGCGTCTTTGTGCCACTCCGAAGTACTGAGCGTCAAGAACTCTGTAGGCGAACCCATACCCGAGTTCTCCCAACATTCCGAGGAAGGCACCAAAATCTTTTCCTCCGTTAGATGACAAGACCCCAGGGACATTTTCCCAAACCAGCCAACGGGGAGAGAGGTGGCGAGCAATGGCACCAAAGGTGAGCATGAGGTTGCCACGCGGGTCATCCAATCCTTTTCTGAGTCCGGCGACAGAGAAGGATTGACAGGGGGTTCCCCCGACAAGAAGGTCAATTGTTCCAAGATTCCACTCCTTAAATTTAGACATATCCCCAAGGTTAGGGACTGTTGGGTAATGGTGCTTAAGCACCGCCGATGGGAAGGCATCAATCTCTGAGAAAGCGACGGGCTCCCAACCCATGTGATGCCACGCCGATGTTGCCGCTTCGATGCCACTACAGACCGATAAATATTTCATTTACTCCCCGCAATAGCATGGAATGCCATCATCGTTTACATCAAACATTTCGCTTTGGTTTAGCGCAAATTTTTTTATCTCTGCATAACTTGGCCGGTCTTTTCTAAAGCGAGCGCCATCACCGAAAGTCTTACTGCTCGACTTCGCGTGATTTTCCATACCGATCCACCAATCAGCCCTTTCCGGCTTCTCCCGAATCAGGCTAATGATTTGGTTAACTGGCTTTAAAAAACAAAGGTCGCAGTTTCCATGCATAGTCACGCCATTCATATTTGGCAAACCCAAATCAAATGGTTGGGCTTTCCAAAAGTTACTAACATCTTGTTTTGTTATACCCGCAGCAACCAATGGTGTCCGGGATCGATCCATCTTAGCGGCTCTTCTCATTTCATCTGCCCGGATTCCTACCCAATCCATATTCTCATCATGCGCCCAACCTAGATGTTTTAAATAAGCATGAATTACACGGATTTTTAATTTGGCCGTGCATATTCTTGCTACAGGGTTAGGAAGATAAGGGCTTCCGTTTTGGTCGATGAGCTCAAAGAATGGCTCTCCATTACGGGAGGCAATGTCAAAGTTGACCAATTTCCATCGGTCTTTTGTTTCCGGTGCCCATCGGTATTCAAGCCAATGAATTTGCACCTTCCAAAAATCCTCACAATCTTTTACAAATTTTAAAGTTGCCTCTTCTTCTTTTCCTGTATTGGCAAAACAAACAATTGCCTCATTTGGCAATCCATTGTTTGATTGCAATATTCGCCAAAGCATATAAGCGGAAGTTCTCCCGCCAGAAAATGAAATAACAGTCGGTTCGACGATTCTAAATGGGTCAGTCATTTGTTATCCAATAATGAGGCGTGAAGCTCTCTGAGGGCGTATTGCATCTCATGACCAAAAGAAGTCATCGGAGGCTTCCACAAATTTTCGTTGTTTCTTTGTTTCTGAGCCAATAATTGCCACTCAATGATTTGTTTTCTTTTTGTATCCAACAACGCCTCTAATTCCTTAACTCGACTATTCGCTGAGGCAAGTTGCATATCCATTTCGTGGTAATCAAGATCCATGATGCTTCTCCAATTGTTTTTATACCCCGCCCCTACTTTTGTTTCTATTTGCACAGGGCCATACTTGTTTAAGAGCATCGGTAACTAACATATCTGCACTCTTGTGGCGTATACCGGGATTGGATTCGATATAACTCTTTGCTACATCTCTAACCTGACCATTGGTTACACCTGACGGGGGACAACTAAAGACGTGCTGTTGGGCATCGCTCACCCCTGCCACATACCCAAGGGCGAACATCCTTTGAACTACCTCATCGCTATTCATTCTTGATAACAAATCGTTACCGGTTAAAAATTCGGCGCTTGCCATACTTGGTAACAACAGGATTGCAATTAATGTTTTTTTCATCTACATCTCCTTAAAAAAGTTTTGGTTGTTCCCAATACAATTCAGGCTTTTCTTCTTTCGGTGGCCTTATTTTTCTAATCTTTTCAATCATGACGTGCATTCTTTTAGGAAATGGCCACTTATCGTTAGCCGGGATATGGAGCAAGAACCGCTCTCCTTCATCGAAGACCTCTGTCACGCAACCTTTTTCGTTGGTTTCGCAAACCAAAACCCAGTCGCCCTCTTCGATTTCAGGTGTCATAAAGTAACTCTTCCCTCAGTCCTTAGATTGGCTTGCTCGCTTCTCCAAATCTCAACGCGGGCTTGAGCAGCGATCAGTTCCCACCGAAATTTCTCTTCAATTTCCACGGCCTCGCGTAGCCCCTGAAGCAATTCTTTGTACTCATCGTGGGCATAAGCCTCACGCTCTTGCGCCCCAAGGCTTTCCTCAAGGCTTCTCTTCATCAGGATTGACTTAAGGCTTTTGCGGTACTCCTCAATATAAATTCGTTCCGCTTTCGCCTTAGCAAACTTTTTGGCATTTGCAATGATGTAATCGACCGCTCGATGCGGGTCTCTGTTTTGATTATCTTCTTGGCTCACTCTCCATACTCCTTCACAGTTAAAGTTACCCTTGCAACGGATGCCTTTGGGTTCCAAAACTCATTGCCCGCCAACCAGCTCTCTGCTTGCTTCCTTGTGCGAAACACTATCGTTCTGTCGGCCTCCCAATACTCGCGGTTTTGGTTTTGAACGAAGCCACCGTTTTTCATTTTTATTGCCCAACCGTGTAATCGTTTCATTCAAGTTCCTCAATTTTTATTTTCAACATCCCGCCAATATCCGGTGCCCAATAGATTCTCAAATCCACAATGAGGGAGTCATCGATGTATAACCCCGCGTGACCCATCGAATCTAAGACCGCCTTTAAAAGATTGTCTAAGTCCCGCCTCCGGTTATCCGGCCGCCAAGCCTCAATCGTGACCTTCAACTTACCGACCGTGGATTTTCCGCGGGTCTGCAAGAAAACCTGTTCAGCAACCGCTACCCGATATCTGCGACCTGGCTCGCTGATGATCATTCGATTTTTGAACATCCGCCAATAAGTATTGACTGATGGCGGCCAAGGAAGTGTGATTTCAATCATGAGTTAAAACCTTGGTTGGTTATCGAAAGATATAGGTGAGCCATCCCATTGATCTACAAACTGTTGGGAATCTTTGTGGAACCAAAGCGAGTACCAATCCTCTGATTCGCCGTTCCTCTGCTTCTCGCACATCAGCATGGCATCGTTGGTTTGTGGGTCTACGGAGTTTCCGGCAGACAATTGATGCTCTTTTTTCTTGTTTCTCCAAACCATAAAAACATTGTCAACCTGGTCTGCAATGGCTCCCGTACCCTTTATGTCGTGCTTGTTCGGGGTTGCCTCTTCGTTGCTGAGCTTGCGGATGTGATGGATTAAGTGGATGTGGATGTTTTGATCCCGCGCAAGGGAGCAGAGCTCGTCGATGAAGGACTTCTGTCCGTTGTAGTCATCCTCACCCTGAACGCACTTCATCAAGGAGTCGATAAAAAAGTGGGTTACCCCAAGTTTGATGGCGCAATATCTAGCCACCGCTATGACTTGGTCGGCTGAAACCGTGCCTTGCTGATCGTAAAACCATAAACATTTGTTACTGAATGTCCGTAACCTAGTTACGATTTCTTCGATGTACTTGTTTTTATCCATGTATCGAGGTTTATGAATGTTCTCCCCCGAAAACTGCCGAAGCATCCGCTCTAGTGACCGTTTGGGCTTCATCTCAAATGATGCAATGCACACTTTTTGGTGCTGCCTGATCAAATGCAAAGCAATTTGGCCGGTAATCAGGGACTTACCACCCCCGTTTGACCCCGCGTACAAGGTCACCTCCCCCGGCCTGAAGGAGAAGTCTTGGTGGGTTTTCGCCCACGGCAATTGGATGATCGGGTCTTTGTTGGGGTTTAAAATCTCATCCATCAGTTCCGTGAGGTACACCCCGGCCTCCTTGACCTTTTGCGCTGAGTCCGTGGCCTTCAGGTAGGCAGAAAAGTCAATGTCATCCGGATCAAGAAATTGCATATTCCTCCCCTTTGTCAAAAATCAATTCGCCCTTATGAAGCGTAAAAACCTCCTTCGCCCCGGCCTTCAAAGCGGCAATATGTGCCGCAAACACCCTCTCCGTGGTGTCATCGCCATCGATGTGGACTTGCAATCCGACCAAAAAACGAAGGTCAAGGGAATCAATTCTGTCCTTTGGCTCAATGCAGACTTCTGGGTGCGCCCACAAATCGCTGTAATTGACCCATAGCGCCGCCCATGGGGATCGATTGATACCTACCCATACCCAGACCGCTTTTGGCCTCTTACGCGCCGTTCTCATGCGAATTAGCCCATCTCCGCCGATCACTTTGCCCTCCGGGTGAAAGTTTCGGTGGTTCCATCTTCCCAACGCCTTTGGTTGATGTAGGTCAAGGGTGCCGGTTCAAACCCCTCCCGCCATTGATCGGAAGCCTTCAGGTTTTGGACATTGGAGATGATCTGATCGGCAAGGGAATCCAAGCCATGCTTTTTCCATTTCGCCTCACAAGCGGACTTGCCTACCTTGCGCTTGCTTGATGGCCATGTCTGCCAAAACTCATCGAAGCGGGTCGGCTTTGCCGACATAGTGTTTTTATTCTTTATTCTGATATCTGATATCTGATTAGGTAAACCATTGGGTTTCGATTCGGTATCCGATTCGGTTTTCTTTGGCCTCCCGCCTCGCTCTGCCAACCTACGATTCATGCTCACTTGATGTTGATATTTAGCGATTTCCTTATCGCAACGACTATGTCGATACCCCTCAGGGGTATGTTCGAAGAACTCTTTCAGCACCGACTCAACTATGTCGGAGTCAAGCCTGACCTTGCGGGAAACCGAATCGGTTTCCAATGGGATTGGCTTTTCACTCATGTAGTACAGATCGATCAAACGCCTATAGGCAAGATCCTCCGCATCCGATAAATGATGGGTATCGGTGATGTAATCAGCGAGGTAGAACTTGTACCAAATCATGCGACCTCCCCGAATAAATCGGGGCGCAAGTCCTTTCGGGTTACCGCCCCAACCGTGAGTCTTTCAATCTCCACGGCTAGTTCGGGGGAGCAGACCTGTCGGCCTTGGATTAATTGGCTCATCCAGGTTCGGCTTATGCCAAGCTCCTTGGATAAAGCATCCTTAGCCCCCCGTTTTTTGTCTTTAAAGTAGTCTTGCAAGGTCATTTAGCCCTCCTTGTAATTTAAGCCAATAATACATTAGAAGAAAAAAAACACAAACTTGTTGTATGTTGACCTTAAATTTGTTAGATTTAGGGGGTAGTACAACTTCGGAAAGGTAGGTTTATATGGATATGGAATGGGTTCAACAGTTAATGGTAGAGCGTATGCAGCGGTGCGAGGAAGCCCTGGCGAGAGCCAAGGAAGGCCAAGCAACTGAGGAAGATTGGGAAATTATTAGGTACGAATGTGGACTAAAAAAGGAGAAAAATTATGGGATTAGTGGCTAAAGATTCCGGTGATTTTGTTGCCGTGCCGGCGGGAATGCACCTTGCGAGGTGCTATCGGATTATCGATCAAGGGACTCAGAAGTCAGAGTACATGGGCAAGGAGAAGTACCTACCCAAGGTCATGATTCAGTTTGAGATCCATAGCGAGGATGACAAGGGTACCCCCCTCCTGACTCAGGATGGCCGCCCGTTGTCGATTGCCAAGAGTTTTACCCTTACCTTGGCAGAGAAATCTACGCTCCGTAAGGATCTTCAGATGTGGCGCGGGCGTGACTTTACCGCTGAGGAGTTGCGGGGCTTTGAACTCAAAAATGTCTTGGGTGCGTGGGCGATGCTGAATGTCACCCATACGGAGTCCAACGGTAAGACCTATACCAATATTGCGGGGGTCAATCCGGTTCCCGCCAATATGAAAAAGGCGGGGCTTCCCAACGGGGTTAACGAACTCAAGATATTTGACATTGAGAATCCTGACATGGAACTTTTTGATTCCTTTTCGGAAAACCTCAAAAAGAAAATTGAGTCCTCTCCTGAGTGGCAAGAGTCCCGCGGTTCTTCTTCTCATAAGTCTTTGGCACCAAAGTCAGAGGGGATCGAAGGTCTTGATGATGACATCCCCTTTTGAGGTCAATTATGAGCCAAGCGCAAGACATCCTTGAGCACATGAAGAGTTCACCAATCACCCCAATTGAGGCACTAAATAAGTTTGGGTGCCTTCGATTGGCGGCAAGAATTAAAGACCTAAAAGATTTGGGACATCAAATTGTGACTCTCACCGCAGAAAAGAATGGCAAGAAATTTGCCCGATATGTTTTGATAAAGGAAAGAAAATGAATCAATTTTATTATGGAAAGATGAGGAGACCTATGTTGATTGCGTTAGCCATTTGTATGGCCGGATGGATTCAGGGTTGTTCTACAACGGACAAAAAAGCTCTTGAAAACATTAGTGGTAACCAAATGTTGGTTCTTGATCAAACGGTTCAGCCGATGGATCGGGTAGAGGTTATCAATGCAATCAAGGATTGTCAGGTTACCGGCCTTCGTGCGGTCATGATCTATAGCAAGAAAAAAATTAACAATCAATCCACGCCAATTGTGGTCGATGTTACTTGTGCTCCCCTATATTAAGGAAACGATATGACTGAAGAAATTAAAACTACATCGGTGCCCGTTGGCGACATCCGGGTTCAGATGGGCGAGGAGTCAATTGTTTTTATTCCCGCAGATGACATAACCGGAAAGGAAGTTTCATTAATCTTGCAAATGTTCCTAAACGGCCTTGGTTACCGCGGAGATGGCTTGATTGACTTTGGTTCTTTTATCGTAAAACACAACTTACAACGACATTTTGCAAGGGTTGAAAATGAACGAAAAGAAGAGCAAACGGGTTCGTAAGGCGGTGGGGTTTCACCCCACTCAGCCACGCGAATATCAGCCGATGGCCAAAAACAATAAAACCATCGTTTCTAAGGGTCTGCGCCGTGCTTATCGGTTAGCCAAGCGAGCGGTTCATCAGGCGGGGTTGGCATGAAGATATCCTCATACACCGCTGAGTCAGGCCATTGGTACACCCGCACGGGTAAACCTCTTTACACAGTTATTGGCAAGAACAAAAAGGAACGCAAGACCACCCTTAGGGATGCACGGGAGTTAGATCTTGTCCCATCGGTTACCTCCATCATGAATGTCATGGCCAAACCCGGACTTGAGCGATGGAAGATGCAACAGGTCTTGTTTGCCTCGCTGACCTTGCCAAGGCGGGATGATGAGGCTGAGGATGACTACCTTGAACGGATCATGGAAGACTCAAAGGAGCAAGGAAGGTCTGCCGCCGATGAGGGTACCAAGATCCATGCGGCCATCCAACAACACTACGAAAACAAGCCGGTAAAGTCTTACTCCGAATATGTTTCCGGGTGCCATGCGGAGATCCACAAAACCTTTGGTGACCAAAAGTGGGTGTGTGAGGACTCTTTTGCCCATGAGCTTGGGTACGGGGGCAAGTGCGATATGTATGCCAGAAGCGCGGATGATCCATCGGTCGGGCTTGTTTTAGATATCAAAACCAAGGAGTTTGATGACCCAAGCAAGGTGGAGGGCTACGACGAACACGTCATGCAGTTGGCCGCCTACCGGATTGGGCTTCATATGCCCGCCGCTCGATGTGCTAATGTTTTTATATCCCGTAGCGTTCCCGGACTTGTCGTAATTAAGGAATGGGAACCCTTGGAAATTACAAGGGGTTGGCAGATGTTTTCTAAACTCCTTGAGTTTTGGCAATTAAAGAATGGGCACCGATGAAAACAATACAAGCATTTCAGACAACCGATGGCAAGGTATTTACTTCTGAAGAGGATGCAAAAAAGCATGAGGTCTTTTTAAGTCAGCACGATGTCATCGATAACTTTCTTAAAAGCCACTTAAATACTTATATTGCATTGCCACAAAAGTCTATTGCCCGACAGGCAATTATTAATTGGGAACTATGGAAGAAAGAAAATGCTTAGACCCGAAGATATCAAACAAGTATTTTTTCATTGCAACCATACCGACAAGGATGGGTACTACGCCGATGAGGTTGATGTGCTTGAGTTTGGCCAAAAGATTGCCGCTTTTGCCTTGGCTCAAAAAAAGCCAATGACTGAGGATGAGGCAATCGACTTCATGATTAATATAAACCTCACCGAAAACGGGGATGCGTTGCTTGACCGGTTAAAGACCCTGATCCGTAAGGTTGAGGAGTTTCACGGCATTAAATAAAAAAAGCCCCCTCCCGAGGAGTGGAGAGGGGGCGAAGGCTTCCACAAGGGAAGAAGCAAGACACCTTTACGGAGCAATCGTTTCGCTAGTCTGACCTAGTGGAGCCTTGCTCTGATTTTCTCTCATGTACTGAATAAGGGGCGCGGTAATGGCCAACGGAATCCCCACGGGAGCGGTTGGAGGAAAGGCTGACATAACCGCACCGGTTGCCCCAAGACCGGACAGACCCATCTTCATGTAGTCTGGCTTTTCTTTTCCGGACTCGCTTGCCATTGAACCCAATTCACTTCCAGCTTGGGCAAACGCCAAGGGTGGCGCACCGTACTTCATGACCGTGCCGCCCATAGTTCTCATCCTTGAGCCTGGTTCGATCATATCCCTGAATAACTTTGTAACCTCATCG